GCCTCCTCTACCTCCGCCTTCTCCGCCTTCTTCGCCTCCTCTACCTCCGCCTTCTCCGCCTTCTTCGCCTCCTCCGCCTCCTCTACCTCCGCCTTCTTCGCCTCCTCCGCCTCCTCTACCTCCGCCTCCTCCGCCTCCTCCGCCACCGCCTTCTCCGCCTCCGCCTCATCCGCCACAGCCTCATTCGCCACCGCCGCCGGCCCCGTCGGATTTTCATTTTTCGAAGAGCTAGCATCAACGTCGGCCGATGAATTAGGGTCTTCTTTACCGATGGCTGTTGTATCCGCCGCCGTAGTATTATCACTCTGGGAGGCGCCAGCCACGTTACCCGACGCGGGCTTACTTGGTTCAGCACCATCGGTAGCAGCACCATCGGTAGCAGCATCATCGCCCATGGGTGTTTCGATTGTCGCCGTCCCTTGTCCCGCCGGCGCATCAGTATTCATTTTATTCAAAACCGTTTGTAGTTCCTTCCAATAATACCGATTATCAGTCCCCAAATCACCGAGCATACTGGAAGTAGATTTACTTTTATCAAACTTTATTTTGAATGTTAACTCGCCTTGATTTCCCAAATCGCGGCTCGTTACCTTTACGCCCGTTGTTGCGTCTGCGTCATCGTCATCGTCAGCACCATCAGCACCATCAGCACCATCAGCACCATCAGCACCATCAGCACCATCAGCACCATCAGGACCCATTTCCGAATTTTCATTATTCGTGTAAACATCGACACTAGCGCATTTATCTATGTTCAATAATAGTTTTGTTAGAGTTTGCTTGTAATTTTTAGAGGCCGCACTATTATATAAGACATTATAATCCGAACAATCTTTCAGAGTTTTACTTTTAATTATTTTCTTTAAGATAATTTTATTTTGTTTCTCCAAACATTTACTACCTTCTTCGCTAATAACTTGTTTGAAATTAGCTTTTTCCCAATTCAGTAAAAGATTACACCCTCCTGCTTCTTTTTTCCAAGCTGCTGCTCGTCGCTGTTTTCCTGAATTCATTACATTGTCGTCTAGTTCAACTGGTTGTTCTTCGCCATAATCACGCCGCCAAAATTCAATTACCCGTCTAATGTTTAATGGTAAATCATAGTAATAAAATGAATCGATATCTTTCGGAACGGACCAATCTACGTTAATAGTATCCATAATAGTCCCCCCTTTTTTCTTATACCCCGTTATAACTGTTCCATACTTACTAAGTGGACTTTCATCTGATTTTTTACTTTTTACTTTATTATAAACTCCCATAAAGTTCTCGATATTCAATATTTTACTCCCAACGGTATCATAAGTTAAAAGGTCGTTTCGTTCATCGTCAATATTATACGATTCACCATCACTCTCTTTGTGAACGAAGGGTCTGTGTATACTTTCACCCATAATATCACCTCCGGTCATTTCATTACGTCGCTTCTTTCTCGTCCTATTGTGTTTTTTTTTTCCACCACCAACCTCGGCATAATCGGCTTGTACATTCTTACTTTTGTATTTTGTATAGAACCTACCACGAGTAACAGCTCTAGGATTTAGCATTCCTCTTTTAACTAGCCCAACTAGTTTTAATTGGTCAATCAATTTCTTATGCTCATTTCGTAGCAAAATATAAATACTCATGTTTTTACGTGCCCACAAGACCGAGTCGGAATTAAGGTGTCGCTTCAGTTCGCTTGTGTTCGCAGAATTTTTATAATATTCCATAATTTTCATAATATTAAATGAGGCTTCGAATAGTTCTTTTTTAGCGTTCATCAATTCTATAGTCTTGGTTGTAGATTCTTCTAACTTAGTATCTTTAATCTTATCAATTGTAATCTTGCTTTTAAAGAATCTCCTCCGCCGTGAAAGCACTGGATTGAGTACGATACTTAGATTCTTTAATTCGTAATGATTATTATCGTATATCTTATCTCTTTTCCCTTTTCCCACTGCGAGTATCGATTCTTCTAATATACTAGCCATAATTTTTTCGATTGTGTTTTTATTAATGGTGACGCTCCCACTCGGGGTCGGCGTCCAATCATTCTTATCTATAACAAACTCCTCTTGAAATCCTATGGCCTTTTTCAATTCGACCTCCTCTTTCGCCTTGGTATAATTAATAAAATATGCGAAATTAATTTCTTTCATATAAGCCGCTTCTATTTTCGCACGTTCGTTTTCTCTAATGCTTTTATATATCTTCTTTAGGTCGTCGTATAATTTGCTTATCTTCGTTTGTGGATTTTGAAGAGCAAACTTAAGCTCAATTGGCGCCAAATCATCGCGCACTTCATCATCCAACTTCATATTATCTAATATTTGATTTCTAAAAAATACCGCTAATTTTTTTTGTTCTTTTTTATCTTCTTTAATAATCGCAAGACGAATCAAGTCCTCATAAAAAAAGATGACTCCTTTTTTATACAATTCTAACTCCCACAAAGATTCCGCATCATTTGTAATATATCCCTGATTATCGCGTTTAATTTTCGATTGGAAAGCTAAAAACGCTCTATTATATTCCTTCATATTCTTATATCCATAATTGTATTTGCCATCTTTATCTTTATACTCCTCGCTACCACCCAACCGTTCAATGTCGTTATAAAATGGGTTAATTGGATTTGTCCGGAACTTATTAACCTTCAGATCCTTTTCAACGCCACAATCTAGAGTTCGTGATAATATGTCTTTTATTTTTAGAGTTGCTTTTTCTAACTCTTCTTTTGCTACTAGTTTATCTTTACGTTTTTTCTTTTTTCTTAAATCCTTTCTTTTTGTCATATATATTTCTAGTTCCTTATCATAATCGGCTTTAGTTGTAGGTTTTTTATCTAAAATTGTTCGGCGCAATAAGCTTTCATAAAAAGTGTTGACATGGCTAATACTAACTTCAAATTCAAGTTTAGATAATTCTTCCTTCTGTTTTTCTATAATCTGGGCCTGTTTCTTTTGGTCGTTCTCTGTAGTAGTAATTATTTCACTATTCTCTTCATTTAATTTTTCTAACTCTTTCAGCTGCTTTTTGTTTTCTTCCTCTCCCAGATTTGTCATATGAATTAATACCAATTCATCCTGTATTTTTACAAAATCATCTTCTATGCCACTTACTATGGCTTTATATTCCTCTTCGGATGCCTCATCATCAATACTATCTTTGCGGCTGTCTATATATTCTAGTCGCAAACCACCACGTATGAACCCCATGAACATCGTTATTGTTTTTGCGTTTGTTAGCTGGGTGGCGAATGTACCACGACCGTTCAGGAATTGTTTATGTTTATATAGTTCTGCTTTAATTTGAAGTTTTTTATCCTTATCCTTATTAGATTTTTTAAACATATTAGCATTGGCTGTTGTTGTTAATTTACCAAGCTCACTGGGTTCGTCATTTTTTAATTGATATACCACATTTCCTTTGATGTATATATTACCATCATTTTTAATGTCTTTAGGTGCCCCACCTTCATACAAAATGATGGCTCCACCTCCCATCGCATCATTATTTCCATTTTTGAGCGTTACCCCACCCTTCTTATCTTTTGTAACTTTAACTTTATCATCGACATATACTGCTTCGTCTGTGCGCTTAGGCCTATCATTAAACCATCTATACATAGGATTATTATTATACTTAGCTATCTGTCGCATATATCTTTTAGCATCCATGTTTTTGACATTCAGATTAAACGACGCTGTTTCGGCTTCAGTTATAGCGTTGTGATGGGCCGTCTTCTCCACATCCGCTTCCCTCCGCGCCTTGTCTAGTTCCATTAATGCTATTTCCTTATCTTTATCCATTGTTGCTTCCGCTTTATCTAATATTCCTTTTATCATTTTTGTTTCGGCTTCTACTATATCTAGTCGGACCTCCGGAGTTTCAGTAGAACATATAATTTGATATAATTCATCCGCGCGTGATGTAGCGTCTTCAATGTTTGTAATTATTTGTGGGAGTTTTTTACAAATTTTATTTACATCTAGGTTTGGGTCTACTGTTTCTTCTTTTGCTCCTCTTTTTGCTGCTTTTGCTTCTGCTTTTGCTTGTGCTTTTCTTGCTTGTGCTCCAATTTCAACTGTCTCATCAACGCTCGTAAATCCACCACCACGACCCTTTCCTAGGATTCTATTCAAATCATCATCATTGTCTATACCTAAGATAATGTCGCCCTTTTCCTCTTTTAATGTCACGAATTCGCGTGATTCTTTATATATTCTTAAATACAAATATGCGTCCTCGGGTAAATCAGTCCCTGCATTTTTTTTCGAATCGCCAGACAAATCTAAAAAACGTAAGATTGAGGCTGCGCCTACTGTAGCCGAACCTATTTGAATATTACTAATAACATCAGCGAATGTGGCGGTGGCTTGTCCTGATACCATCGCATTTCCGATCGCAGTAGTAATCACAGCTCCAAGACCACCCGGAACTACCAACGCAACAAACATACCTGCCACAAGAACTACTAACGAATTCCCAACCATTTTTTCTAATTTTGAAGACTTCTTATTAACAAGTTCATCAATCGAATCTTTGACAATACCAATTTCATTTATGGTATCAGTTACCTTACCACATACCATTTGTAGTCCTTTTAATATTTCCCCATGTGCTTCTAATTTAATTCTGCTCCGCAAAATATCCATGTAGTCAGTTTTTATAAGTCGAATTTGTAACTCTGTTAATTGTTTATCACCTGAACTATCATCATCATCATCATCATTATTAAGAGTTAAGCGTTTAAGTTCCACTGAAGTTCGCTTACTATTAACTGTATCTCTAAACTGCTTATCCTTTTTTTTAAATGTCGGTCCTTCCTTATCGACGGAAACATTGTATTTTTCACCCTCCACTGATATTCCGTTTATTAATATATTAGTTTTACTGATGGTATCATTATATATGCTTGTAAAATTACCTTCTATTTCAGCTTTGGATTCGTATATTATAGTGTTTAGTTTGTTAGTCATCGTTTCGGAAAATATTTCTTTAACCGATGCTCGGCTAGTTTTTTCACGTTCTATTAACATCTTATAAAACATATCAACCAACCCAGACTTAGGCGGGTAATATGTTGTAATATCAGCTTCTTTATACGTGTTAACGCTTCCGGCTAAGTTACCGACGCCTTTATTATAACTGTTTACGACATTACTTGTATTATAGATAGGTTTCGCCAAGATTCCAAGCACATTTACTGGTATCCCCACAAGTAGACTAGCTAAAGCACCCGCCCCTTTTAATGTTCCTGTTGTAGCATTTACAGCAATCTTACGTAACCCCACGCCCGCATCATATATGTTTTCGAGCTTCTCGGCTGGTTTATATAATTTAATATGGTTAATAACAGTTTCTTTTTGTAAATCATTGTTGCTGATTAATATATTAAAAATTCTTTCTCTTAAATTTATACATTGGTTATAATGTTCGATCATCTTATAATTTGGATTAAATGGTATTATGGGCTTTTTTTTTCCCTCCTCGGTGAAAGTGTTTTTTATAAAATTTTTTAAGTGTTCATTAGTATATAACTTGTCATCAACATCAACATGTTCTACTGTACTGTAAAAATTACGAAATTTGGTTTCTCCAGTTAGGCCCTTCCACCCGCCCTCCTTAGACCGCGGAAGGATCGATTTAGTTGTGCCGGTTACTAGATTTAAAGTATTAAATACTTGTGACATTGTTGATAAAAATATAATTAAATCAAAGTATGTTGTTCCCTTTGGTTCATCTTCGGTTACATCAGTGGTATTTACTCGGGCTCCTATAAAATCTGTTATTTTCGTATCGTTTCTTAGCATATAACCTTCTTTTTTTAGCTTCGCATCACGCTGGGCGGCGTCGGTGGTGGCGGTGGTGGCGGGCTGGGTGGTGTCGTTGGCGGGCTGGGTGGTGTCGTTGGCGGGCGGGGCGGCGTTGTTGGCGGGCGGGGCGGCGTTGTTGGCGGTGGCGTCTTTGCCAACAAATTCATAATAAAGTTTACCATCTTTACCATCGTTACCATTTATTATCGCATATCTTTTACCCGTAAGAGTTTTTCTTATTGTTCCCGTATTATCATCTCCCTTAAAATAATCTATGTTTCTATTAATATGAGTTTGGTTTCTTATTATAAAATCCCCACTCTTATTTACATTCATCACCTTTATTAAATGCTCTGCTATCGTTTTATAGGGTGCTTCATCATGTATTTTGACTTCAGTTATAAAGTAATTGTGTGATTGTATTAACATATCTAAATAATCTCCTCTTCCTTGTTCGCTAGTTAAATAATCATATATATTATTGATTAAATGTCTTGAAGAATAGGTCGCCTGATGTAATTTATGTATTTTGTCATTTGCCGCCGCATTAAAATCATAATGTGTTGCTTTATTTCGGCTCTTTTCTCCTGTCGTATCGTAGGTTAGATTTTGGAAGTTATTTCCTTGGGTGGGTTTGGCGCTGCCACCATCTAACTCTAACTTAACACGCTCTGGGTCAATTTGAGGTCCGAGCCCCCCACCGTCCAGTTCGTTGCCCTCCATCCGCCCACCGCCGCCCTTGGATATCAGATCATCCCTGAGATCCCGCCACTCCGCCTCATCCTTCGCCTCAGTCTCGACCGACGGTGGCGGGATCGCCGCCGCCGCAATCGCCTCGGGCGACCTCAAGGCGGACGAAGGCGGCGGCGTCGGCAGCGTCGAGGCGTTAGGGAGGAGCGGTAGGGCGGCGAGGCTCGTGGCGGCGAGGCCTGTGGTGGCGGCCGCGGACGACATCGAGGCGTACGAAGGCGGCGGCGGCGGCCGTATCGAGGGGTTAGGGAGGATCGGTAGGGTGGAGAGGCTCTCGGCTCGGGTGGCGACGCCGCGACGGATGTCACTGAACAAACCCCCCTTGGCCTTGCCCTTGCCCTTGCCCTTGCCCTTGCCCTTACCCTTGCCCTTGCCCTCGTCCTCGCCCTCGCCCTCGCCCATGATCGCAATTAATTCCTCGTTCGTGATCTGATCGGTCGTCTTCTGCCGCGGAGTTAAGAACGCGGCTTGCTCCGCGGCCGTCTTCTCCAGCCTCTGCTTCTCTAGATTCTCCTTGGACGCCTTCTCCAGCCTCTGCTTCTCTAGATTCTCATTGGACGCCTCATCCACCTCCCGCGCCTTCGCCGAGTTTTTCGACCCATAATCGGACACCGTTTTTGTCAAATTACCCGTTTTAGGGTCCTCTCTATCAATGAATCTTGTAGGTTTGTTCATTTTAAATGGTATCCCGGTTAATATTTCCATATCACATAACAAATGAAGTATAAAAACAATGTGTTTCATATTTTTAGGCAATGCTTTAATTTTACTAAGAGCTTGAGCATCATCTTTTAAAAGAGACTCATTAAGATTACTTTCTTTGTTTGAAACATAAGCTAAATATTTAATATAATTAGTTGTAAAATCGTCTTCAGGCTTTAGGTTTGACATCGTTATATCAGAATCTATTTCCTTGCGTATTGCGGCTTCATCTATATCTTTTAGGTCTGTATCATTTGAACCAGTTTGTTCTACAATCGAGGCTTTTATTAGTTTAGGGGTCGGTACTTCTTTTTTTGATTTGGTATATAGATCATCGATTATTTTTATATTCTTTTTGAAATCAGTTACGATTTTAGATATACTGGTAAATGTTCCTTCTGAAGCAACTGATATATTATTCAATTCATCTGGTATACCGGATAATAACTTGTCAAGCTCAGGTTTAACATTATTATTCTCATACTTTTTATCTATAAGGTAAATCACCGTATTCGTCTCCTCCTCCTTCTCTTCTTTCTTCTTATCCTCTTCTTTCTTATTATCATTATTCTCCACCACCGCCGCCCCCCCCTTCCCCTCCCACGGTCCCATCACCTCCGCCACCACCGGCTTTGCCACCGGCGCCGCCGCCTCCGCCGCCTCCTTCTTAGCTTTCGCCTTCGCCGCCGCCTTCGCCTTCGCCGCCGCCTTCGCCTCCGCCTCCGCCTCCGCCTTCGCCTTCACCGCCGCCGCCTTCACCGCCTCCGCCTTCGCCTCCGCCTCCTCCTTAGTTTTCACCTCCTCATTAGTAATAACCTTAATAGTAAAGTGGCCTATTGCCTCGTTTATTTGTGTTTTTAAGCCTATAAGCTCTGTTTCGGCTAGCATATTTGCTTTTCTAACCCCTTCTGCTTCTGCTAGTTGCGATTCTATAGCAGCAGTTAATCCCTCCTTCCCCGCCGTTGCCTTCGCCTTGATGGTTGCCGCATTATCTCGTTGTTGCACAATCACTGGTTGAGACTGCCCAAATGCCTGAGGCGACGACCCAAATACCTGAGAACCTGGCGCGTAACTCATACTGGAACCGTCCTTTAATAATTCATTTCTATTATCTGCTACAGCTTTCCCCGCAAAAGTAATATCAGCACCTCCTACTACCGGTGCTCGGGTTCGTCCTGCCGTAACCACGTTTCCTGCCATATTGTCTTGCTGAGCCTCTATATTATCTTGGTCAATATTAGCTACAGCTTGTGAACCTTTATTGCGTTCATTTTCCACTCTTATACCTTCATAATCATCGAGACTTTCTGCTGATTGGGCTGCGTCCATCTCATCGCTTTTAATTAAAAGGTCGCCGCGCTTATCTTTATAGTCAATCAATCTTTGCATACTTTCAGACTGTTTATTGGAAGCAAATATTCCTCCCTTCTTGTTCGCAGCATTTTTTAACGTTTTTATCAAATCGTCTCCGGCAAAATCTCCCTCCGAGTAAAATGGGGCTCCCGTATATGTAGGGAAATTTATTAATACGCCTGCCCTTTCATTATACTTATCAAATCCTCCTTTAGTTTTTGAATACAATTTAATACGGCTTTTGGGTTCGGTATACTCGTAGTATTCATTTTTCCCCTTATATTCTATAATTTTCTTGAGGTCGTTTTCAAATTGAGCCTTAATATTTTTAAATTGTTGAAGCATTCCGTCCATTCTAATTCTAGCACCTCCTACTCTTTTTTGTTCGTCAGAAATATTTACACCGACCTCCTTCTTTTCTCTTTCTGCTGTTTTCAAATCCTTTAATACTAGCACTAATATATCACGTCTCTGTTCCGCTTCTTCAATATTCTTTGATATTGCTTCAACTCGTTTTGATAACATTTTGAGATGTTTTTCTATTTTATTATACCCAGGCGACCCTTCGGATATTGTATATTTCATCAATTCGCTTTTTTTGACAGTTTCATCCTCTTTTTTCTTGGTTTCGATTACTTCTCTGGTTTCTTTATTTTCCTTTAAACTAATATCTGTTTCCATTTCAATTTGCGAAACATCTGACCCACCCGTTTTGTTACCATATGATTTAATTGTCCTATTTCGCAGGTTTACTGGTTTTTTGCGCCTTAATGTGCGTAAATGTTTTTTTAAACCTCCCTCTCTCTTCTTATTTGCTCTCTGTGTCTGATTCTTTATGTGTAGCAATCGCTTTATCTTCTTCCGAGAGAGATACATTCTATATAAATCCCTATATATTTTTTTATTGTAAGGTTATATTAATGAGTTGTTCTCCTGCCGATTTAACAGAAAATATAACTAATTCTTGTGATTTAAAATGTAAGCTTGTTACCGACTATCCCAGTCAAGGGATTACTGTTACCGGTATTAGCACTGGTGATAGCACTGCTCTGACGATAAATGGATTCTCCAATTTAAATATTGAATTTAATTTTTCAGAATATGTTGTGAACAATATTCGCTTTGTTAAAAAATCATATCATAGATATGGTGGTAAAAGCGTATCGGCCGAAATGATTATTACGCATTTCGGTAGAGGGGGGTTTATATTAATTTGTATTCCAATAGTGGTTGGATTTTCATCATCAGATTTAGATGATGTTTTTAGTAATGCGGATAAAGGAAATGAATCATCCTTTGATTTAAATAAGTTTATTCCACAGCAGCCCTACTATTCATATAAAGGTGGGAGTGGGCCGCCGGGGCGATGTCCAGGCAATCAAGCCGGAGAAGTCATTGTCTTCCAAAAAAGGCATGCCCTGACATTATTACAAGAAAATATTGACTTTATAGCGGATTCGAGGCAACAGGTCAGATTTAATATTAGTGACGGCGAATCAATAAGCTTCAGCAAAAACAAACCTCTTAAAAAGGAATATGATACCGCCTTTCCTATTACTTGCGAACCATATGAAGATACTGAGATGGAAGAAGTGAAGAAACGGAAATTCCGTTCCCCATTTGTCATGTCTGATAAAGATTTCAAGGAATGGGGGAGTAATGTCGCGGTACAGATAATACTGGGGGCGGTTATCCTGTATGTGCTAGTTAAATTTTTATTTTTTATAACCAATATAGGATTTAAGGGGGCTGCGAGGAGGGGATCTGGATTTGACTCCACCATGAAAACTATGATAGGCACCGATATCGCGCTGGGCGCGGCGAACATCATGACGCGATGAATACACATCACTACATTAACCTATAAATATTTATGGAATTATATAAATATTTATGGAATTATATAAATATTTATGGAATTATATATTTAAAGTACGGTGGCGTCGTGCGTCTCGCTAAGCACCGGTTTGAAATTCGCATTAACATCCTTCGTCTTTCCTACGAGCGGGGCCATCTTGGAGACCATCTCCTCCTCTAGAGTCGTAGGGAAGTTATTGTATTTGGCAAAATCCGATACCTTTACTTTCTCGGACGGTAGGCTGGTGCGGATTGCGTGGCTTCCATTCTGAACACTCGACCGTTTAATAAAGAAATACGCGACGACTAGTCCGAGAATACCCAAGACGGGTTTGTTCTGCGTGAAGAATGTCAGCGCGATTATAATAACAAAGAGGTTGCCATACATATTGTCGACGAGACCAGATATCGCCGGTGGGGTCTTTACTTCGAGTAAAACGTAGATTATAAGCACTATTACCAAAATTTGCTCGTGCTGTTTAATCCCCTTAATTAACTTATTAAAACTCTTCATATAACATAATCATAGATAATATTCTAAAATTGAAAGAAATAAATAGATATACATATGATACTATTATGACTGACGAAGTGGGAACATACCTTGGACAAAAAGGTTACTCCATATTTAAGGAGTGTATAAGCGCCGAGGAACAGCAATGGCTGCGCGAACAGCTAATGGTTCGCCCGAACATTCCAAATTCGCCCGTAAAACCGCCGTCGTTTCCCGTGTATCGCGAGTCTCCCAATAAAATATACATTCCGCGATTTTTCGGAATTAATACCTATGGAACGGCCGAAGAGTCGCGAATATCTAAAGGAGAGAGCATTTCGATCAACTTTAACGGAGTATTAAGAGACTACCAACAAAAGGTCGTAGACACCTATGTTAAAACGGTCGGTAATGATGGCGGTGGTGGGCTCCTCGAGTTGCCGTGTGGTTTTGGAAAAACCATCATAGCTCTTAATATAATTGGGACTTTAAAACTGAAGACGCTCGTCATTGTTCATAAATCGTTCCTTATGAACCAGTGGGTAGAGAGAATAGCCGAATTCCTTCCGACAGCGCGCGTAGGAAAAATTCAAGGCAAAATAGTAGATATTGAAAATAAAGATATAGTCATCGGAATGCTTCAATCGCTCTCAATGAAGGACTACCCATCCTCCATGTTTGATTGCTTTGGATTAACCATCGTCGACGAATGTCATCACATTAGCTCTGAGGTGTTTAGTCGGTCGTTACAATTGATTGTAACGAAGAATATGCTTGGGCTTAGCGCCACGATGAATCGCAAGGATGGGCTAACGCACGTATTCAAGATGTTTCTAGGCGAGATTGTATACAAAGTAAAGCGCGATAGCGACGACTTTGTCCTAGTAAAATCAATCGAGTATTCGTCGGCGGAGGAGGATTACAATTCGGTGATTACCGACTACCGAGGAAACGTTGCGTATAGCAGCATGATATCAAAGCTGTGTAGTCATATTCCACGGTGCGAATTCATATTGACTGTGTTGAAGCGGGAGCTGGAGGAGAAGGACGACCAGCAAATTATGGTGCTCGCGCATAACAAGAACCTCCTCACGTATTTATATACCGAAATTGAAGCGCGCGACATTGCCAGCGTAGGATACTATGTGGGCGGGATGAAAGACGCCGCGCTAAAAGAAAGCGAAACCAAGAAGATAATCATCGCCACCTATGCGATGGCCTCGGAGGCGCTTGATATTAAGACGCTAACCACGCTGGTTCTGGCGACGCCCAAAACCGACATTGAACAGGCCGTCGGACGAATTCTGCGCGTCAAGCACGAGCGACCACTCGTAATTGACATAGTTGATACGCATCAGGTTTACCAGCGCCAATGGAGTAAACGTCGCAAGTTTTACGTAAAGAACAACTATAAAATAATTACGAGCGGAATAAATAATTATCTTGATGGTGAATGGGTGGACGACTACCTTCCGCTAAATAAAAACGAGAAAATTAAGCAGAAAACGAAACCCAAGAGCAGTTGCGCTAATAACGATAGCAATATACAGCGCGGTAAATGTCTGGTATTAAATATTTAATCCGTATTTATTATTTCATTTTGGGTTAGGGTAACCTCTCTTCCCAGTTCCTTTATAAGCCTTATTTTTAATTTTTCGGGTAGTTCAGAGCTTGTAGAGCTGGCAATAAGAACGAACTTATCTTTTAGCGCATCGTCAATATCCCATTTTGGATATTTACGTTGAAATTCATCTATCCATTTCTTTTGAATACCAACCTCGGTGTTTTTTAACACTTTCTCTCCGTTGTCCTCTTCCCACCCCTGTATCTCATCCTTTACAAACCACTCCTTCTTCTTCAAATTGGTACAGTGGAATGGCCGCTCTGTTATTGAAAGCGGTTCTAAGTTTTTCAATACTACGTTTGTAATACAATCAGACTTGCTATGGTTGAGATCATCCATCGTTATCATTATTTGTTTGGCAAAATTCTGGATAGACATGGCATCGTTACATTTCTCGTGAAGGAACATTTGTACGTTAATAATTCTATTATGCGTGGTATTTGTAGTGTTGCCTATTTTAGGTATAATCTCTTTCAGAGTGCTGTTGTGTTCTTTTTGCATCGATATTAAACGTTCTTGTAGTTTTTTATTGTCGTTAATGGATTGTTTCAACATATTTATCACACCCGACGATTCAATCTTTTTAATCTCATCTTCGTCGGCGGAATTATTTGCCATTTTATTCGGATTCACAATAAACTTACAAATCTTTTTGTGACGATAAAAACTGGAACGATGTTTGTATGCCTTACCACAATCGCAGACAATACACTCGCAATCTGGTATTGAGAGAATATTAGTAGCATTGTGCTTTTTGCTGTTAAAATGTTTTTGTAAATCGCTTTTTCTGTTAGCTGAATAATCACACTTTTCACAGTAAAAAATCGGCTGAGAGTTTTTGAGAGTTTTTAGTAGCATTTTTGATAGCATTTTCTCTAAATAATGCTACTAAAAAATTCTCAAAAAAATGCCGAATTTTCCGATTTTTTGGAGATTTTACCCCGTTTTTTTCCCTTACCATAAAAACCCTACATAGTTTTTTAGACTTTATAAATAAAATCCCTACATTACCTAGACAAACGAAATAAATTTTTTTTTTTCAATTCTCATTTACAAAACTCAAAAAAATTTCAGTAAAAAAAAGTGGTTTTTTCTGAAAATTATAAATGAGAATTGAAAAAAAAAAAATTAAATTTTTTTATATTTATATAATTTATTATTTAAGGTAAGAAAAAGGAAGCATCAGCATATTAGTATATAACCATTCGAGGTGTAAATATATTATATGAAAAACAGGTATGTTTCACATAATATTACAACTATAGATGGTGTCAATCGCAACCGAACGCATAGACAAACATTTTGCACATCTGTAATATTTTGCGCTTCCGGGCCTCACATTCTTTTCGCGCATAAATATTACGGTGCATCTCGTACATATCTGGTGATTTATAGGTAATGCTATGGGTAGAACCTCCATATATTACACCTATTTATTCGCACAGCCGCTTAAACGTGATGGGATTGGAGGATTTGCCAGCGCGCTTGGCTCACCGCCCAGACCATCGGCAAGCGAATACATAACCGAGTCTGCGACATTGTTTCCGCCAGACGGGGAATTGGTGTCAAATCCAATACTGGCGGGGGTTAACGCGCCACCGCCACGCATGCGGCGCTTTAAGGATTTGCGGCGCTTTAAGGATTTGCGGCGCTTTAAGGATTTGCTGCGCTTTAAGGATTTGCGGCGCTTTAAGGATTTGCTGCGCTTTAAGGATTTGTAACCTTTCCGGATTACACCAAGCATAGTGCGGCGTTTCTTAGATAAAAACTTCCGAAGCGTCTTTCTTCGCGATTTACCAAGCTTTCGGTTATAGTGAATAATGTGTTTGGTTCCTCCTTTACTTACTGTCATTATATATATTATCTGTTATTTTTTTCTAATGATAATGCTTCCTTTCTAGTAATTGTTTTTGTTTTTGTTTTAATTTCCTCAATTGGTTCCCATTTTTTAAAATTGTTATTATAAACACACCGCATATAAACGGTTTTATCTAAATCAACATATTTATCCTCGCTGACGTTTTCGAAGTCTTCCTCGTCATCGCTGGCCTCAATATAATCTAGCTCAATGTTCTCGCGAATATTTCTAAATAATGAATTCAGCATAACGCTATGCTTATAGCTCGTCACCGCAGCCATTCCATAAATTGTATTGTGATTGTCATAGCAATGAAGTTGATATATATCTGGCTCAATCATCGCTTTAACGCGGAAGACACCCTCTTTCACAACAACCTCATCGTTTACATATATACCAACCGACTTACCTTGATGATGCTTCATATTGTAAAATTTAATTCCGTATACCTTGTAAGGTAGCGTTTTGGAGATGTTAACCGCCGACATATAATTAGCCGTCCACACAGGCAGTCCGGCTATTATAAATTGTTTATTGTATGATAGTTGTAGCAAATCGCGAGAAAATATATCATTGAAAATGCCAAGCTTATCTCGCAAAGACATTCCAAATACTGGTCGGCTCTTATGTGTATATATTTCCTCGCATGTAAAGTGATGACACCCGTTCACATCAAAGAACGTGCCGTATATCAATGTCCCAAGCGACAAATCCGCATTAAAACACATAGGGTATACTTCTAAACTCTGAATGTTCCCGCGCTTATTGAGCAGCAATACAATTGCGACATTATTATTATCTATGTAGGTAAACCATAAAAACGCCTTCGGTCCCTTTGGAACAATCATAAACAGGTCGGCATAAACTTTGTTATGGAGCGTTTTGTCATAAGAAAGTTTGATATCAGGAAATCGTTTAAGTATGCTACGTCTTAGCGCGTCTGTTAACATTTGTTATATACTATCGAGGACTCTTTAACCCTGTTTAACTTAACATTCGGAGCATTAAACTCGCTACGACAGATTCTTCATAAATGTTTGAAGTTCATCCTTCATTTTATCAACTTCATCGCCGGCAACCACAGGCACCTCAACGGCCACATCGCTGCTGAGCATTTCGGCGTAGCGCTGCTCGGGGTTCTTAATTAGGTCGCGCGTCTTCGGAACCGTAAGCGAATCAATGAGGTATATATATATATTATGGCAAGTTGCGATAATTATAATCGATATAACGACCCACTTAATTGTCCAGAAAATCATATTATATATTTTTAACAAAACTTTAATTCAGTTAGAAACGAAAGAATATCGGCTCTAATATATGCGACGTCCATTGTTTCCTTGGTTTCGAAATACAGGTCGCGCGTTAGCCGCGATTTCTCTATAACCATCATCAGCTCCGATTTGGCGGACAACCTATATGATGTTTTATCCATCGTTTCCACTGCGTGCGATACGGGAATTTGATAGACGACTCTGTCATTTACATAATAACTATTGTCGCATATAAATGAAAACCCGCTTAGTTCTCTTTTTTCAGTAGGTCCGTCCACAATCTTTTGCAAAACCAATTTATTATCCCGACAAGATATTATTCCTAAATCTGATAATATAAGTGTAATATTTTCAGTCTTACACTTATATTGACTTATTTTCGTGTCCTGTATATCATGTTTATTAATATTGGTAACGTATATTTTCATTTTATATATAACTCTTAAACTATTTAAACCCATTATTAAATTATTATTCAATATGACCAGTATTGTATTGGTTGATAAAACTGGTTCTCTTAAACAAACAAAAGTAAAAGATTTAACGAGGGATAAGTTACACACTAAATGTGGATTTAAGAAAAACGACCATTTTGAGAGCAGAACAACGTGGACTATTAATATCGATGATAATAAATATACCGTTGAGCTATGGTCGAAGGATGATGGTAAGGCAAATACGGAAAACAAGTATGATTTTCCACCCCCCGTAGACACCGAGCTGTATTTCGGAACGTGCTGCCTAATTCGCTTGGGGGACGACGATGCGATAATTAGCCTCACCGTAGACGAGTGGACTAAAATTTACGAGGCCCTGTTCGGCGGATTCGAAGACATCGATACCGACGAGGAGCCAAGCGATGATGAGCTGGACAACATCCCACCAGAGATGAAGACCAAACAGGGATATTTGAAAGACGGATTTGTAGTTAATACCGACAGCGACGAGAATAAGGAGTCAACCGACGGAGATTACGAGGAGGAGAGTGGTGACGAAGAGAGCGACGAAGAGAGCGACGAAGAGTTAGAGGAGGAGCCGTATGATTACTCCGATGAAGAGTAATTAAATTGAATTAAATATAAACATTATTTAATTCAGTATATAATGCGAATCGTTGAAAATCCAACAGAGTTCAGAGCTAATATAGCAGTTAAACTGTGTGATATTATTGGTGATGATAAAATCAGTAATAATTTAGAGAAGGGAATACTCAATTACAGTATTGATATCTCTAATAAACAAAATATTGTAAAGAAATGGGACAATCATTACTTTGTTATTATATACACGGAGAGACTTCGCACACTATTATTTAATCTAAAGAATAATGATATTCTTTTGGATAAAATCAAAAATAAAGAGATAAAGGCCCACAAACTCGCGTTCATGACACACCAGGAGATGAGTCCAGAACGATGGGAGCCGCTTATTGAAGATAAGAAAATACGCGACAAAAATATGTATAACCCCCAAATAGATGCGAATACTGATAATTTCACGTGTGGAAAATGTAAATCGAAGAGATGTAGTTATTATCAGCTACAAACGCGTTCTGCGGATGAACCAATGACGACATTTGTTACGTGTATTGATTGTGGGAACCGGTGGAAATGTTAGCCTAATGTAGAAGCTCTAAATCATATGAATGCCAGTACTCAAACCCTCCATTAGGAATAGGACGACGAATTATAAAAGGAATTTTTTTGGCCTTCAGTTCATTTTCGGCGATAATGTAGCTGTCGATAATATCGGGCGGAACATCGACCAGCGGCTGTGCCCCGGTCTCGATTTGCTTGGCGCGCTGTCCTAAAATCCTCGTAGACTCGTATTTTGTCATTATTGGTATGGTTCGGTGAAGTTGGTCTACGATCGTCCCGTCTCCGTCTCTTACCACCGTGGCGAGTTTTTTTACCTCCTCGTAATTATGAACTGAAACTTCGGGGTGATGCTTATTTATGAAGTTGGTCCTCAGGTCCTCGTCAAATTTCTGTAGATAATCGTCATCTTCCTCTTCCTCGCTGTCGTCCGACGATAAATAGCTATTTATCGTAGGAGTTATATTAATGCCGACCGGGTCGTCGCCCTTCGTCTCCTCTACACCCTCTACACTATCCGCGTCGCTGTTTCCGGTCTGCGAAGCGTCGTCGCTATTTATCGATACATCATCGTCCTCGTCCGAATCCATGCTTTCCGCGTCCGATTCCATTTGGTCATCATCTACTACGATATCATCGTCCTCAATTCCACCAACGTCACCATCTAGTATTTTTTTCTCGTCGTCATCGTATGTCTTTCCTAAATCGCCCATAGTAATATACATAAAGGAGAAACTTTTATATCTCTTCAATTTTTTTAATAAAAAAAAATATCCCGATAAAATTATACAGCCCGCGATATAATTTTATATTGTAAAATTATACAGCCCGCGATATAATTATATATGGTAAAATTATACACTCTCATTAGTTTTCCACATTGAGTCGCACGTTGAACACATATACACATATTTCATATTAATGTCGTCATAGCGAATATATATAATTTCGCGCTCTACATCATCCGATTTACTAGTATTCGTATCACAGTTGCTATTGGGGCATTTAATAGTGTTCGTTCTCGGTAGCGTGGGGTCAAGCTTGGTATATTCATTAATAAACGAGTCAAACTGCTGGGTGTTTTCTTTAAGATTCGTAGACGAAACGCATATATTTTCACCGGTAGTATTTGCTTCCTCATTTCCACAATTGCGGCAATAGTGTATTAACTTATCGCTCGATTCATCATTAGACTCTATTTTAAGGTAATACATATTGCTACATCCACTACAAAAATTCATTATATTATTAATATATATGAATTTTTTTAATTCAATTTTTTAATTCTGAATATGTATTCGCTAATTTCCCCCTTGTTCTCTCATAGTTAATGTCGGCGTGCATCTTATATAGATTAATAACTATTTTCTTATTAGCACATTGAGAAGCAGTTAGGTTCGCGTTAATTTTGTCGTAATTTTCAAGGAAATGTTTAACCATTTCCATATACAACGTGGTGAAGTTGACTTGAATATATTCGCTGGTTAACATGTCACCAATCGCGACGTCGAAATTCTTGTATTTCAAAATTTCCAGGTAATTGGCAAAATCGCGATGTGTTTCTGTTACACCGGGCTCATTTAACAGTGGATTATCGTTCAATACCGAACCGCATAGACAAAGGAGCACCGACGAGATTGACTGACACGAGGTCCACTGCGGACCCTTCCATGTGTTCAAAATAGAGACGCACACCTTTCCACTTCGGTATAGGTTCGGGTTGAACCGCGTGACTCCGTCGTTCGTATGATACGTAACAATGGGTGGTCTAAACGGATAGTCGTGTGGATACTGAAACATAAAATAATAATATCCTCCCGCATATGGAGTATCCGGCGGCCCAATAATTAGCGCATATCCCTTCAAAATATTGTTCTCGTCGTGCGCGTAATATATACCGTTATCTGTCAGAGGATTTTTAATAATGTCCTTAACATCTTTTGCGAGCCTTTTAATGGTATCTTTCGTAACAACCGGTGTTTCCTTGTTCAGCGCGGCCATATATAATATATCCCTCTTTATTTAGATGCTTTTAATATGTAATATTCTCAATCGTTATATGCGTCAGTTATGGTGTTAATATAAGTTTTTGTTATAATTATATAATATAAAATTGATTAAAAAAATATGCCGAGTATATATTCAAGTATGTCCACCAAACAAGGAAAACTCGGTCCCTATTTAAAGTCCAAAACCTGCAATGGAAACCCCTCAACCAACACGCGTATTGGCGATAAAACTAGCAACATTTGTGGTGGAAACTATCATATTCCTGTGAACGAGTATTCTAAGTTTCTCCAATGTTACCATGACCACGTATTTACGTGTGGAAACATGGAGTATCTAACCGAGAAGCAGCTAATAGAAGATGGACCGATTATGATAGACGTTGATTTACACTATTCCCCTAGTATTAAAGAGCGCCAGCATAGTATAGAGCATATCACGGACGGTTTATGTATATATATGGACAAGTGCGGCGAGATTCTGGATATTCCTGACGATACGTCGGTTGAAATTTTCATTATGGAAAAGCCAAACGTGAACTGTCTGCCAGAGAAAACCAAAGACGGTATCCACATTATTATTGGGTTATCGATGCACAAAGCAGGGCAGGTCCTCCTTCGCGAGCGCGTAAGCGAGGAGTTAAAGGCAATGTGGGATGATCTCCCCATTATCAACGAGTGGGACGATGTATTGGACGAGGGAATCGTAAAGGGCTACACTAACTGGCAACTATACGGTTCGCGCAAGCCCGGACACGAGGCATATAAGCTTACCAACCACGTAATATTTACCAAAAGCGGCGGTGAGTGGAGTATGCGGGAAAAGGACATCAACAAATTTGATTTAGGAACGCACATCCGGAAGTTGTCGGCAAGGTATTCTGATTATCCAAAATACGACTTCAGCGAGGATGCTAAGACCATAGTAGAGGATAATAAAAATAACCTAAACAATAAAAAAACCAAAACAAAAACGGCAAAAGATAAAACCCTTGATAACGCAGCAAATCTAGACAATTTTATCGACGATATGTTTGAGAATTTGGAATCGCTAGACTATAAATTAAAGGAAACCCACGACTACACGATGGCGCTCCCTGAGTCGTATTATGGTCCGGGTAGCCACAACAAGTGGATTCGGGTTGGGTGGGCGCTCGCCAGCACCAGTCCGAAACTCTTCACTACGTGGTTAAAATTTATGTCCCGAGATGTTTGTAGAGACACGCTGAAAGGTGTGGACGGCAAATTCGACTGGAGCAACGTGCCTGAGATGCGCGCAATGTGGGACACATTTGGCTCATCGGAAAATGCCGACGGACTAACTAATCGCTCGATTATCTATTGGTGTAAGCGTGACGCAGAAGATAAATACCGGGAAATTCACAAGGCGACCGTTGATTACTATATATTCGAGTCAATTTCGTCAGAGCGCGACAAGAAAGACCGCTCCGCCACCGAGTATGATATATCGCGCACTCTATACCATATGTATAAAGACGAGTTTGTGTGTGTTAGTATTAAAAATAACTGCTGGTATGAATACAAAACCCAGCGATGGTTTGAGAATGATTCGGGTAATTCGCTCCGTCTTAAAATCTCAGGCGAACTCCACTCGGCATATCTCAAATGTATTATGAGCAAGGTGAACTATCTCCATACCATTGACCAAACCGACCCCGCATACGAAGTGAGCCAATACCAGCTTAATAAGCTGTGCGACATCGCTAACTATCTGAAAAAGACGCAATGGAAGAACAACATCATGAAGGAGGCGCGCGAACTGTTCTTTGACGGAGACTTCATGAATAAGCTCGACCAAAACCCATATCTACTGTGCTTTAACAATTGTATTATCGATTTTAAGGAAAAAGTCTCCAGAAAGGGAAGGCCTGACGACTACATTTCCAAATGCACCAATATCGATTACGTAAAGTTAGACGAGGTTAAACATTACGATACTATCTGCGATATTAAGGAGTTCTTTAAACAGTTGTTTCCCGACGAGGAGCTGTGTAGGTATATGTGGGAGCATCTGGCCTCCTGTTGCGTCGGCACGAACGAGAACCAGACGTTCAATATTTACACTGGGTCGGGGAGAAATGGCAAATCCAAGTTGGCGGAGCTTATGACAAAAGCGCTCGGCGAGTATAAGGCGACCGTCCCAATCACCCTGATTACACAAAAGCGTAACAGTATCGGCAGCACTTCATCGGAAATCGTCCAATTAAAGGGCGCGCGCTATGCGGTGATGCAAGAGCCGTCAAAGGGCGATAAGATTAACGAGGGTATTATGAAGGAGATTACTGGCGGTGATCCGATTCAGGGTCGCGCCCTCTTCAAGGACACTATCACGTTTGTCCCCGAGTTCAAGTTGGTCGTGTGTACGAATACTCTATTTGACATTAAGAGCAACGATGACGGAACCTGGAGAAGGATTCGCGTGTGTGATTTCGTCTCCAAGTTTCTGGAGAAACCATATGAGGACGAGGACAAGTTCCCCAAAAGCTCATTCCCCCACCAATTCAAAATCGACACCACGATTGAGCAAAAGTTCGTGGAATGGGCTCCCATCCTAATGTCGATGTTCGTTAAAATCTCGTATGAGAAACAGGGTAAGGTCACCGACTGCGATATCGTGATGAGGAGCAGCGACAAATACCGCGAGGGACAGGATTATATGACCGAGTTTGATAAGGAGTGTATCAAGCGCGTTCCAGACGCAAAGCTCAAGAAAACCGTTGTTCTCAGTAAATTCCGCGAATGGTATGAGTCTAATTACGGACGCGGAAACATTCCGAAAGGTAAGGAACTCCACGAGTATCTCGATACTAAATATGGAAGAAACGTGAAGGGTAAATGGAACAATGTTATGATTATCGAGGACGAAGTGGATAATGATAACGTGATTAAATTGGATACTGACGAACAAGTAGCCGGCGATGAGGATGATGAGCTTGACGTTAACCCATAATAATTATATATTGACGTAAACGTTTTTAGGTGCGCGATTATTTAAGAAATAATTTATTTTTCTCGTTATAAAATATAGCAATCTTACGACGTATTTTATTATGAGTGGTGCGATGCTGAGCGAGAGAAATACATACATAAATAGGCGAATCCGATATAGTCTACTTGGGAAAAAATTACCGAATATCAAATAAATCACCAAAAGAAGATAAAAAGCGATGAGAAGAACGAGACGATATGTCTGTAGTCCCTCAAATTGACGTTTTTCATACACGACCTTTCGCTTGTTTGTGTTTACCAATAGATTGCTATTATCTACATTTTTAATAAGCTGTTTATTTTCATCCTTTCGCGTATCTGAAAGTTCGACCATTCTATTAAAATGTTTCTCGTAAAGCTTACGATATGTATCTAAAATCATATACATATTGTCTATTGTGTTATCGATATCCGCATAACCGTCCGAAGTTATTTGATCCTTGTATTCGCGGATTCTACTTGCGAACTCATTAATCAATCCACTATAATCGCATGTATTATTTGTAGATTCGGAATCTATATATGTTGATATGTTACTTTCAATCATAGGGGCTATCTCGTCGAATATGTTGTCAATAGCCTCCTCCTCTATTCCCTGTGAAATTAGTGTAGCGCGTGTTTCACTAATGAGTCGCGTTTTAATAGTATTAATTTCCTCAAGATTTGTTCCCATATTAATATAATGAAATATTTTAAACAGGACTATATTGATTGTCTAATTGACTAAATGCTTTTACTGTGCTCGGTATTTTATATTGAGCTTCACGACTAAACGATTTTTTGAACGAAGAAAACGTATTTGATATTCCCGAGACGAACGAATCAGCATGATGCATATTATGTTGTGAGAGAGCGTGGTGGTTACCTTCGCCGTTTTTTATACAATCGTCACTATGTTTATCGTCGCATTCAGCGCTCGCGCCGGCCTGCGACGCTTGCATATCAGCGGTGGAAGGACCGTCAGATGTTGACGTGCCCCACCCGCGCACGCCTATCCACGGGCTATTCTCTTCACCAATACACAAGGCATTTTTTAACACACACTTACCTTCGCTCGCACACCATTTGGTGGTATCCAGGGTGCAACAGGCCTCTTCAACACACGAGGCCCCTTCATTATTCGATATTTCGTGTAGGTTAGTATCCAGCTGATTGGGGTCACTGTGATTGTCTGGATTAAATCCCCAATCATACTCGTCAAAATCCATATTGTCTCGCATATTAATGTCTGCGATTTTCAGATAAAGGTGCATTCCTCCAATAATTACAAGAATCATCGTTAGAATATTGGTAAAACTGTATGATATTATCATTCGTTTGCGTAGTATTGCTAAAATCAACAATACAATACAGTAAAACGTGAAATACTTCAATATATCTAGATAGGATGCGTATTTCTTCTCATAGTATACATTCATTTCAACGGTTCTTCTCTGCCTATTGTATTCATCGGATGTTCCGTTATCGTCAGTCGAGAGAGGCACAGGGTCTTCGCTTGGCACAGGGTCTTCGCTTGGCATAGTATCCATCACAGTCATTTTATATAATATATATTAATATATAAAATGAATTTAATGTATACAATGAATGTAATGTATACAATGAATTTAATAAGGCGAGAAAGTTAACAATTACATGAAACGTTTAACTATGTGATATACCAATGCCAACATTGCGGTAACGAGTATCACATATTCAATAAAATATGGGAACGGGTTTGAAAAGGCCCTCACTGTTAGAAAAATGACTATTAATAAAAATATGAACATTAAAACGTATTGTAGTTTATAAGACCTTATGTTTAAGCTCGTCTGCTCACCAAGTCCTACTAAATTAGTAAAAGCATCGTGCTCGTTTTCGTCGACGTATGTGTGTAAGGAATTTAAATGACTATGTGTGTGTTGGTCGCCTTCCGACATTCTTATATATAATTATAATATTATATGTCTTGCCAACCACGTTATTACCACAATTACAATAGTCGTGAAACTGAACAATATAAAACCCCCTTTTTCTTTCGTTTTGCCAGCCATTATCAGAACAATTAATAGAACGAACATACCAACACCCATCACACTATACCAACCTTTTAACAATGTTTCAAGTGACCCCCCGTTATCTCTTTTTTCTAAAGGTTTCATATTGTTTGCGCTAAGCCTGAGATTATCAATACTATCGTCTATGTGTTTTTTATGATTCATCATATCTTTTTCTAGTGTCGCGTCGGTAATTATCATTTGCGTCAACGATTTGCTTATCTTAGACGCGTGTTTAACTAATTTGTCATTTAATTTGATTAGAACATTTAACAATTTATTATTACTGGTATCACTTATATATGCGTGGTGTGTCATCATATATTCAGAAACTGTTTTATTAAATAATCCATGTGCCTTTGTATAAGCTTTGTAATCGGAAACGTGCTTATAGTCTTCGAGCGCTTTAGGTTTGAACTGAAGACCAGCATTTAGTCCACCGCTCTCTAGAGTTGGCCCGCTTGTTTTTTGTAAACTATTCAAATGATGTGCGGATTTAACCTTGTTAATATTACTATACTTTAGAAATTCTGCGCCTTGTTTTAAATTAATGAGCGGATCAAAATCTCTCTTACTCGAATTCATTTTCTATACAATATTGATAGAAAATGTATTTATACTTATAGATTGCGAGTTCGCGTATATAAAACACATCCACATATAATTGAACAAAATATCAGAATATTTCCATAATACTCCTGATTGTATAGTGTTTGCGTATCATCCCTCATTCCCATCGACCCCTGTATTTTATCCCTCATATCTATATATTTTGTCTCCAATATACTGTTTTCCGAGTCATATTTTGATATTTTTTTGTCCTCAATATCAATTAACCGTATTACCTCCTCAATATCACTGAATATTTGACTTTGAAGCGATACTAGCTCATCCCATTGTTCTGAATGCGTATAAGCGTGTGAAGTTTTGGTTTCCGCATCTGGTGGAATATTCGCGTATTCTTCGCTGTCTGTTTGGAGCGAGGAAAAAATCATCTCAATGTCGCTAATTTTTTCATAATATTCGTTCGGTGTAAAGTTGGGCATTTAATATATAGTAACAATTTAATTAGTTTGACATATTTCTTCACTATGGTGAGCATATACGGTAAAATTTACTTTTGATTGCCGTTTTACTTGGTCTAATAATTTCGCACAATTGTCCAGGACGAATCCCAATTACCTGCGATACTGGACTGAATCGCGAAATATCCGGAATTTGCGAATCGTCCATAATATTATATTGTTTTTTAACAGCGTCTGCCTCCTCTGCGCTCAATACTCTGTGTGGTGGCACCAACTCGTGGTTAAGTATATTGAACTGGAGCCTCTTGATATTAATTACGTTAATAAATACGCCATCCTGTTGCCAGAAATTGGCAAGCGTCTTTTTAAGAGAATCGTTTGGCTCGTCTTTGATAATAATTACTAAATCGTCGGTTTTATTCAAAATATTATCAAGATTAATAAGGTCCTCTATATAATCGTAGAGATTCGTCGGTCTGAGCGTCTTATCAAGATGATATTTAACGTATGTTTTTTTATCGGTCTTTTCGAGCAACATATCCATCTGCTTTGTAATATACATGCTGCTCACCTCGGTTATACTAGAGCCTGTGTATTTGCCAGTATCGTATCCTTGTTTATAGAGGAGGTCTAGAATAACCTGGCGCGATTTAAATATTTTCTGTATTTCACTACTTTGTTGTGACATTATTTATTATAGAGTGGTATTTTTATATTAATATTAATTCAATTTTATCCCATTTTATCCACCAGGTCGGTAGAAATAATCTTGGTTTCCCCGACTGGTTTGCTATTTTCGGAACTCTTACCTCCGTCGCTCTTACCGGGGGCATCAGTTTCTTTATCAATATCTAAAATAGAACGTTTCCCCACATCAATAATGTCGAGAATTGTATCTTTGACGCTGGAAAGATTCTCCTGAATGTTAAGCTTTATGCCCTGACCATCTTTGTCTGGTGTGGATATCTTGAAACCGGGACTATCATCGGTCGCTTGGTATTCGGGACTATCATCGGTCGCTTGGTATTCGGGACTGTCCATACCGTATTGTGGTGTCTCGTTGAACATCGTGGATACCGGTCGATAACTCGGCGAACCCGGTTCCACAAATTGTTCGCTTGGTGAAGGCGTGGACATCACCGACTTCCCTTTCAGTGCGCGCGCGGCGTCAATGGCGCGCTTCCAGTTATTCGGCTCTTTAATAAGTTTCAGCTGCTGTGATATTATCGTGGTGGGTATTGGCGTCCCGTCGTCATAAATAGCCTCATTGGATATCCATCCTGCTGGGAGGTCTGACGGGTCGGTAAAACCATTTGATTCGATGTCCCAAATGTCACTCTCTTTACCGTCTGCCTTTATTATTAGCGAACTCCACACACCATAATCGCCGACTACTAATAATTCCCAGCCAATATCTTCTGGATTAATCGCTGGCGAAGGTGTCTTATCTTCTGTCGGGGGCGCGTCTACGAGGGGAGCCACCTCTATGGGGGGTGTCTCCCGATTATTTGCGTTTCGCTGTGACTTGCTAAGGGCGGCCCGCGTATTTGTGGCAACCTTGGCGGCGGTAACACCCTCGCCCAAGAGATCCACCAAATTATTAGAATTAATCATGGAGGAGAGCTGGTCAATATTATCCTCCGTGATGATTCGCATCTGTATATTCATACACTGAAGCTCCTGCATCATTAGCTTGAGCGCATACGGCACTCGCACTACGCTAAACGACCTGCCATATTTCGTAACATTGTCTATCTTCATGTCGTCCATCGTCCCCGAGAATTTGAGCGGACCGTCCGAATAGGGACTTATAAATAAGTTCTTACTCTCGTTGTATATGGCTATCATTCCCGACTGGTTACACACGGCCATATAATAATCGTCCCCTCTCACCAGCATCGACTCCTGTAAAAATTTGGTGGCGCCGTGTCCCAAGACCCCATCGCGCTCCATTTCTCCGATGCGCAGACCGCCGTCGTTGGCGCGACCCTGGACCGTCTGGCGCGTTAGCGCGGTTCGCGGTCCTCTGGCGCGGTAGTTTATCTTGTCCTTCACCATATGTTTCAAACGCATGTAATAGGTGGGTCCTATATATATGTCGGTGTCCATCTGTTCGCCCGTCTCGCCATTGTACATTAGCTCACACCCACTCGAATGAAACCCGAAATCCTTTAATATGGACCCGTATTCTTTGTGTTTCGGTCCGTTGTTCATAAACGCAGTACAGTCACCGTATCCGCCTATAATGGTAGACGCCTTGCCCATTAGCGTTTCTACTAGCTGTCCAATCGTCTTGCGGGATGGCAGCGCGTGAGGATTTATTATAATGTCCGGTTTTAATCCCCCAGCAGTAAACGGCATGTTTTCTTCGGGAATCACCAACCCGATGGTGCCTTTCTGTCCACAGCGCGAACAAAATTTGTCGCCGATGCTGGGAACGCGCTCGTTTCTCACTCGGATTTTGGCAAGCCGCCCCCCTTCCTCGCCCTCAGTAAAGAACGCCTTGTCCACGTATCCCTCTTGCCCCTTTTTGGGGAATACGGAGGCGTCCATCGCGACGTCGGGCTCTAGCGGCGCCGTCATTATTTTCCCGATAAGAACGGTCTTCTCGTTGAGATACGTATTCTCATAGACCAGTCCATTTTCGTCTAGGTTGCTATAATCGTATCCTGGTTTAGGTATCGTGACATTTTCGTTCTCAATGTTCGCAAATCGTGAGTCTACCTCGGCGTCGCCTACAGAGGAGTTTTCCTCGCGCGTCTCATACATATTAAAATAGGTCGTTCGAAAGAGACCACGCTTCACGGCCCCTTCGTTAAATAAAATAGAATCTTCCACATTGTAACCATTGTAGGCCATTATGGCCACAATCACATTTTCACCGTAAGGGTGCTGCTCCCGACTAATCTTGTCAAGATACAAACTCTTCACGAGCGGTATTTGTCCGTTATTCAGAACGACGCCCATTTTGTCAATACGATTCTGATAGTTGGAGTGGTATAGCGAAACCGCCTGCTTCATCTGCCCACACGCGAACAAATCTCTCGGGAGCGGATTATTCTCCGGAAATATCACCTGGTTGCCCATAATACCAAAAATAAAGGACGGGTGTATTTCTACGTGGGTGTATTTTTTTGCCTCCAAATTCTCGTGCCTCATTGATATGAGGGCTCCTTCGGATTCGGACGTATCAACATATTCTATGATGGCGTTCGTAACGCTGAGGTCTCCAATATCATTTGTTTTGTAAAGTTCATTTATTTTCATATAATGACATTTTTTGGTGTGGTCAAAGTCGTCCGTTTTGGGAGCAAATCCAGTAATCAAATCCTTCCACGAAAAATCGCCCACCATTATTTTCTCCATAATCGCATCTCTCTCGTAGCTCGCACGCCCGTTTTCCATATAGAAAATTGGACGGCAGAGACGGCCAGCATCGGAGTTAATATATATTATATTATTGGAGATTTCCCAGTTGATGCTGGTATATATTGGGATTAGCGCGCTGCGACGATGGGCTTTGAGGAGCGCGACCGTAATGTCGGGGTCGCTCACCACACCAATCCAATTACCGTTTACAAATATTTTACACATAAATGAATTGTGGAACGGTGTATTTTCACCTAACATTATAACGTTCGCGTTCATTCGGAGCCACGCAATGAGTGGTTCGGTGGGGCAACTGTTCGTAATGTAAGTCATCAGCGCGAGATGCTTGTGTAGTCCAACATTACCGCCATCTGGCGTGTCCACTGGGTCAATGATACCCCACTGCGACGCGTGGAGCAGGCGCGGACCGATCACCTTGGCGCTGGCGTCCAGCGGAAGGCTTATTTTTCGCAGGTGGGATAGCGCTGCGTTGAAACTCAGCCGGTTCAAATCCTGAACCACGCCCACCTTCTTTGTATGCTCCTGCGACCCCCAATTCCCCTTCAACGCCTTCTTGAACCCACTTTCAACAACTCGTTCGCTAAAAATATCTTTGAAATTCATTGTAATAAGACCAGGGAAATTCATCTCGCTATTATAGGTTCCCTCGTGGTAGTGATATTCCTTGTCTATTTTCTGAAATATATTCTTCTGCTGTAAGGTGTAATATTCTTTAAACAAATCATACATCAGCGTGCCGGTCAATTCCACTCGCTTGAACTTAAAACTGTCGCGGTCGGTCGGCTTGGTGTTTTTTGTGTAGACTTTGAGAAGCTCCTTTACCATATGCCCGAGGAAATACGCCTTGTTTATAAAGTTCATTTCACCTATGTGTGGTAGGAAATAGTTGGACAAAATCTCAATCACATGAGGGATTGTTTTGCCCTTTGTAAGTGTGGCGATATATTTGAGCGCGACCGACTGACTGAACACCTTGCCCGCGTCGTGCACTGACGGTATAAATATATCAACGTATGAGCGAAATTTGTCGGTGTTTAGTAGACAGTAGTCAATAATGTCCTTGTCGGATTCAACCCCCAGCGCTCTCATCAGAATAAATAGCGGGACCGGTTTTCTAACATTGGGCACTTCTACGACGATTTGCTTATTTGCGTAGGTCGCCGACGGAGCCACCATCCTTACGGCCAGCGTTCTTACGGGTTTGGAAGCGTCCTCAGATACGGAGCGTATTTCGGACGAGTGACTGTATAGGTCGTTCACTTTGTCTCTTACGTAGAGCATATTGTCGGCGAACTTTTCCTGCGAGACGATACATTTTTCCTTGCCGTCTATAATGAAATATCCTCCGCGGTCGTTGCGACACTCGCCCAACTCGAACCGAACCGACGAACCTAATTTATTGAGAATACATAAATCAGACATCATCATAATCGGGAATCTGCCTAAAAACATCTTGCTGAGAGTTTCGATGCGAGGCTCTTTACCCGGAAAGATGAATTCCACCTCAACATCATAGTGAATCGTAATTCCATAGGTCATATTTCGCAGCCGCGCCTCGTTTGGATACATAAAATGAGACCTTCCCTCGTCATATATCATCGGCTTTCCGAAATATAATTTATTTCCATCTTTACCTCCTAAAAATAAATTACATTTCAAATCAAAATCCTTTGTTTCCTTATTGTATTTTTTAAGAATTCTAATTGGATTTTTTTCTTTAAAAATGCTGTAAATACCATTAGTAAAAAAATCATTATACGAATCTATTTGATGCTGAACAAGCGCCGAAGGATTATCTTGAAAATACTTGTCTATTATCTTACGAATGATTTCCTCGTTCATTATAATATACAATCAGTATATTTTTTATGCTTTATTAATAGCACATATTATGTGTAATTAATAATCTGTGTCATATTTTTACTATTGTTTATTTACTATTGTTTATTTACTCTCCACTATTTAACATTAGTAGACCTATTAGTATGGCCATTAACATAAATGGAATTAGGAGAATAAACCACGATATGTCCTTGTATCCGGCCTTACAAAGTGCGTTTAGGATAAATGTCCAAAATAGAATGTAAATCGCCTTGCTAATGAAAATTACACTCGTATTTGGAACCGGGCACTCGTATGCTCCTACGCAATAAGAATTAGTGTTACCGGCATTCTGGAACATCATTAAAATCATACCGACTACCGAAATCACTAAATAAAGGTGGGCGGGTGTACATAAATTTTTAAAATCCTTCATTACATTCTTTGCTACTTTATTCATTATAATATTAAAAAAGATATAAAATTTTATTAATGTATAAAATTTTATTAATGTATAAAATTTTATTAATGTATAAAAATTAGTTGATTGCGTGTCCTTTAAGTGGGTCGGCATATACCGAGTTTGGGTATTCATCGCCATTGTATGACATTAATATACTCTTCGGGGTCGACATTAAATCATACCACCCGTTCATTAGCGGTGATGGTAACAGAGTGTGTTGTATTCCTCCACCGGTCATATTTCGCCTTCTGCGCCGGGTACGTACCATTTTCTTGTTTGGATAAACCTTAGTTGTTTTTGAGAAACGAACAGTTTTCCGTTTTTTCCCTTTGCCGAGTCTTCTACTCTTATTTATTTTTTTAGGCATATATATATCAGCTTAATATTATATACGTGGACGTAGATTATATTCCGTTAAATATTAATTTCTGTTAAATTATTCGATTTCGACATGAGTGAGCATGTGTCTGCGACAGCATATTTTGTCTAGCTTTAGTTTGTCCATTGCGATTCCCTCTGGCGCCTTATCGTTCGTCTCGGGCGTCAAATACGTGACAATATTAACGTCGTCGTTAACACCCTTAAGACGACGCACTTCCTTCTCGTAATACCTGTATTTATCGGCTAGAACTTTACCGCACGAGAAACATTTGACTGGGATAATCATTTTAATATATAAATATAGTAAAATTTATAAATCAATTTTTATTTAATATATGTATTATTTCGGACAATCTATCTTCATTTTACTTCCCTTTGAATAACATTTCTGTTTATGATTGTAGTATTCGTAATCGGTCGAAAATGTCGGACCGCCTATATCACCTCCGGCGCATTTTTTGTTATTATCTACATCGCTTAATAATACACAACAATTGTTGGTTTTACACGGCATGTCGTTCAATGTATTACACCACACATTCCTCTCCGATAGCGATTTTGAACTACTACAACCATTTTTGAAAGACTCGGTAATAGTCACGTTTAATGGGTTCTTCTTGTCATTGGTCTTCTTAGGGAGGGACTGTGATAATACCATTAGACCTAAAATGAAGCCCACTATTAGGATAATAATTAACGGGTATTTTATTTTTTTAAATATTTTACTCGCGGTATTACCAGCTATTTTACTTGAGGTCTTACCAGCTATTTTACTCGCGGTATTACCAGCTATTTTACTCGCAGTCTTACCAACTATTTTACTCGCGGTCTTACCAACTATTTTATTTACCTCGCTATTCATTATATAAAATATGTTATATAAAATATGATATATGATATATAAAATTTGTTATATTTGTTTGAAATAAATACCCTTCGTGGTTTTGGTTTTTATGTATTCACCATTTTCTCTATGAATAGTGTCGTGACAATCCTTACATACATTTGCTAAATTCGCGGCGTGATTTTTATTAAAACCCCCAATATATCCTGTTTCGTTGTCCGCGCGCGATTTGTATTGTAAATGATGTATGTCAACGCCTTGTTTAACATTACACATTTCACATAAACCGCGAATTTTTTTTGCGTTATAGTTACTCTTCTTCTGCGAGAGTGCGCCAGACGCGCCAGGATTGTATTTTAACCTAATATTATGTGCTCTCTCTGTAAATTCTGCTGGCAGACCCAACGACTTACATACTTCAAGTCCATACATTGATGTGCCCGGTCCCGCTTGTAACTTGCGGTTATATTCGAGACAATCATTCGCGCTATTGTATACGACAGACATGTGCATCATTTTTATCTTGGAGAGATTTGTAATCTCATCATAACCCGCTATCTCGTGAAAGTGTGTCGCAAATATGAAGGTGCTTTTCTTTGCGCTAAGACTTTCTAGTCCAGCCGTAAAAATACTTAGCGCCGAGTTGCTGTCAGTTCCAGAGCATAGCTCATCTCCCAAAATAATACTATTTTTGGTTGCCATTTTTAAAATCGTCCGCAGCTCACACATTTCCACCGCGAACGTAGAGAGACCCTTGAATAAATTGTCGTTTCCTAAGATTCGCGTAAAAATATAATCATATGGAAAAAAGGTAAAGGACGCACACGGCACATAAAGCCCCGCTTGCGCCATTACAACCGATATTCCAACAGAGCGAATTAAACTGGTTTTGCCGACCGCATTCGTTCCATATAATAACATTCCGTCAAAATTGGACTCCTCCTTACCAATAGAGAGGTCGTTCGTTACATATAGCTCGTTCAACTGGATGTGTTCGATGAGCGGGTGGCGGATCGCCGTAAAATCACAGAACGATTTGTCGGCGTCCTCTTGGATTTTAGGACGACAATAATTATATTTGCTGGCAATATAGGCCTTGTTCTGGAGAACGTCGATACTTTCAACATACGATATAATCACGTCTATAGAATCGCAATACGCAATCATCTCATAAAGCAACTCGCGGTAAAATGATGTAATTGCGATTATTATCTTATCGAGCGCGACCGAGATGTTCCCCATAATTTCCTTAATCTGTGGGCTAGTAATAATGCTTTCCGTCTTCGAAGAATTTTTATTAGTCGTAACAATATCATCGAGCAAAAGCACGTATTCTTTCTCTACACCCAGCGAATTATTATATTTTAACGGTATACTCTTTTGAGAAAACCCATTTATATTGTTTTTAAAATTAAGCGCGCGTTTTTTAGTAGCGAAAAAATACGGGTCTGTTTTCCCCGTATTGTTATTCTTGACATATTCGGTGTTTTGTGTTCTATTTTCGCTCATCGCAACGACCGACGATAGGTATTTCTGAATGGCTTTGCGTATTTCCAATCGATTCTCATAATCTTCCAGCGCAGAATCAACTGACTCAGACACACCAGGTTTAATAAAGTGAAGTCTCTCGGTCGGAATACCCGATAGATAGTCCGTAGTGACCTCCGAAACGAAGGCCGCATTCTCAATTACAAATATTTCCGCAATTTTTTCAAGCAGTCTCGTCCCGTTCGATATTGGGTCGCCATTGCGCGTCGCATACGCATGAACCTCCTCGTTGGCGACGCGCGTATTGTTTGCCAATTCCAATATAGTCTCCATATTGGCAAAGAGTTTCGCAAACTTCTTGGGCGACGTCCTCTTCATAAGGAGCGCGCGTCTAAACTTTTCCAAGTCTATAATGTCTGTCAGCGAGGTTCGGTAGTATTCCCATTCGCCCGAAGAAAGAACGTTATCGGTCATTTTATATCCTTCGTTCAGAATTTCAATGTTATTTATGGGGTGGTGTAAATCGTGTAGGAATTTACGCGTCCCCATTGTAGTCTTACAGTTATTGAGAAAGCTGCTCACCGATTTTAATTTTCCTTTGTGCCGGTTATCGTCCAATATATTCAGCTGCTTGAGAGAATGATTCGCGAGAATTAATTTGGTAGTCTCGTGTTTAAATTCGGGGAATCGCAGTTTGCTAGTAAAATCGCAATTGTGTTCGTACATATAGTCGAGCAATACCACAAACGATTGAAGCGAAATACCATATCGCTGAATTACATCGGTGATGACGCACTCATCCGATAATTCGGGGTAATATTTCCGCATTGCCTCCTTCTGATACGTCTGTTTGTCGGCATTCCTAATGTATTTAGTCAAAAGATGAGTATCCTCGGTATAATTTACAACGTAATTCTTACAATTGTCTAGCCCGATGAATGATATTATTTCGTTCGTAATATCCGTGTCCATATTTGAAATAATAATCGCTTCTTTCGGGGAGTATATAGAAACAATTTTCTCAAGCTCGTCATATGTATTTGGTGCGTGGTTGTAAAGTTCGGTAATCTCATACATTGTGGTAACGCCCGTAAATATATCGAGGGACGAGACCCCCATTACAATGCTTTCCTTGATTCCGCGTGTGGCTTTAACATGCTCAATCCATAGCGACATCGTGACGTTTGAAATACAGTCGCCATCCTCGTCAAATACGGTTCCTGGAGAGATTATCTCCGAAAATTCGCGCGTTATCTCGTTTGTAGACGATAATCCCTGCTTGTATATGACAATTGAATATTCATACTCGTTAATATATTTGGTATATTTACCAAACTGACCCAATCCAAATCCAGACATCAGAATTTTTTTGTCGTTGTGTAATCCTGATTTAGTTGCTATATTTAAGCCCGTCATTTTTTCCAACTGGTTCATATCGTTTTTCGTTATTACACCATCCGAATCTTGCAGACCATATACCTCAAAAAAACTCCCCACCTGCATCATTACAATCGTCTTATCACCATATTCCCTCCTCCATTTATCGACATATGAGAAGTAATCATCATATAGCGTCATAGTTAATATTTATTTATATAAAATCTTTATATCACTTCGTTAAGTAGTTGTGGAGTAGATTATCGCTATTATTATTTTGAATCTCTCCAGCTAATCGAGTCTGTTCATACAATTGTCTTAATACATCGGGCGGAGCATCGCTTCCCGATTTCAGTAGATTGTGTTGCTTCAAGTATTTTTTTATGTCCAATATGCTTGTCTTTTTAAGGTCGGCATGAGCCTTCTTAACATTCCGCCGCGTAACGTTATTTTTAATGAGAACCCCCACATTTCTATCTTTCTTACCGAGGGAATATTTATATGTTTTAATTCGTTTCTCTCGCATAGGCCGTTTCGGGCCCTGGTGTTTTGCCCGCAACGCGGCTAATTTCTCACGCCGAACGGTGATGGCGGGCGCTCCAACCTGTATAGGCGCGGGCGCGGGCGCGGACGCTCCAACCTGTATAGGCGCGGGCGCGGACGCGGACGCTCCAACCTGTATAGGCGCGGACGCGGACGCGGACGCTCCAACCTGTATAGGCGCGGGCGCTCCAACCTCTGCGGGCACTCCTTTGGTCATCAGCTCTCTAAATGTGGGACGTGAACCGTTTTTTAATGAACTGTAGAGGGGCTCTTTATGTTTTACCGTCTGATTGTGACGCCTAGGTTGTTCGGCAATGGAACCGCTGTGGACGGCCACATTAACCGATGGCATCTCGCCCACGTGAACGGGCGGCGGCTGTATCGTATTCATATCCATCTCTTTGGGGAGCTCGGTGTTCACAAATATATCCGGTTTCTTTCCACCCGGAGGTATCATATGCTTCTGCTTCTTAGTCCGTTTCATAGACCTCTGCTCTTTTTTTTTGTCCGCGCGCTCTTTTGAGAGTTTTTCCAGATAGTCCATTGAGCTGTTAAATTCGCTATTGAACGTTCCGCTCCCCTTAACATCCTCCGCAACCTTTGTGTTGGCGCCATTCTCGGTTTTAACCTGGTGTTCCTTAATTCTGTTTAAAAATTCTTTACGCAATTTGCTGGGATTAACAGGTGCGGTCGGCCTGACCTTCCTCTCCTTGCGCGTTTTATTGTGCCTGTCCTTTTTTTTCCCTCCAACAGATAGGTATTCTGGATTTAACTGTATAGTTTTTTGAGCCATAACTATAATACCATATAAAAATTATATAGTAGTTTTAACATAATTCTATTTACCAATTAATTTAAAGATAAATTGAATTATAAAATAGCTTAAATGTCATCTAGAACAAAGATGAACTGTGACCCGATTGACGTTAAAAACTATAATGATGCCGCGTGGACCGTTATAGAGTCCTATTTTGCGGGAGCTCAACTCAAACAAGCCGTTAGGCATCAAATAGAATCCTATAATAATTTTGTTCAGGTTCAAATTCCCAAGACAATCGCCATGTTCAACCCAGTCCACATCAAATCGGAGCACGACTATGTCGAGTCGGTTAAGAAATACTCATTGGAAATATTCGTCACGTTTGATAACTTCAGCGTTCAGCGCGCACAAATTCACGAGAACAATGGTGCCACCAAGCTGATGTTCCCGCAAGAGGCGCGACTTCGCAACTTCACATACGCATCAAATATGACGGTAGATATGAACATTAAATATCTCATTCGCAACGGCCCACTTCTAGAGTCGGTTCAGACGATGTATAAAACGATGTCTGGGATACACATCGGAAAAATGCCGATTATGCTCAACTCCGCCATCTGCGTCCTACAACAATATAAGCACATCTCTACTAACGTAAGCGGTGAGTGTTCTATGGACCCAGGCGGATACTTTATCATCAATGGCTCGGAAAAAACGTGCCTCGGCCAAGAGCGCGCAGCCGAGAACCTGGTCCAATGTTTTAATATCTCTAAGAACAATAGCAAATGGCATTGGCTCGCAGAGATTAAATCGGTCCCAGATTTCAAATGTATCTCGCCCAAACAAATCTCGCTGTATATTGCCTCAAAAAACAATGGTTTTGGTAATGGTATCTATCTACAGATTCCGAGGATTAAGGCGCCTATTCCGCTGTTTATTATTTACAGGGCTCTGGGAATCGTCTCGGACAAGGAAATCTGTTCTAAGATTGTGTTGGATACGAACAGCAAGTCTGACAACGTGAAAACCATTATGCACGCGCTCCGCGGTTCAATCGTAGACGCGCAGGGACATTTGACGCAGGAGGAGTGTATGACCTTCATTACCTCCAACGCAATGTATACGCCGCTTAATATGGACAAGGAGACGGGGATTCGTAAAAAACTGGAATTCACACAAAACGTGCTATCCGACGATCTATTTCCACACTGCCGAACCAAAGAGCAGAAGATTTACTTCCTCGGTTATATGACGAACCGCCTGCTCTCGTGCAGTTTCGGATGGGTGAAACAAGACGACCGCGATTCGTATATGAACAAGCGCATTGACCTTACCGGCACGCTTCTCAACAACCTATTCCGCAATTACTTCAATAAATTGGTGAAAGACACGTCTAAACAGATTGTCAGGGAAATTAATAACGGTTCGTGGAGAACTACCGAGGACTATTGCTCCATCGTTAATATGACAAATATTTACAAAATCGTTAAATCTACGACAATTGAGAACGGTATTAAGAGGGCGCTGGCTACTGGTGATTTTGGTATCAGACAGACAACTAGTAATAAGGTCGGAGTCGCGCAGGTTCTCAATCGCCTCACCTATATTTCCAGTCTAAGCCACTTGCGACGCGTTAATACACCGATCGACAAGAGCGGTAAACTTATCCCTCCTCGAAAACTCCATAGCACATCTTGGGGGTTTCTGTGTCCAGCGGAGACGCCAGAGGGTGGCTCGGTGGGTGTCGTTAAGAACCTTAGCTACATGACCAACGTTACGATTCCGTGTAATAGCACCGCGCTCTACGATTATATTGAGCCGCACATTCTTACGTTTGACGAGATGGACGTGGATACGCTTCTCAACGGTGTGAAAGTATTTATTAATGGTGCCTGGAACGGAAATGCGAAGGAGCCAGTTAAGCTATACTTGTCTCTAAAGGATAAAAAATACAAGGGTATTATCAATATTTATACGTCTATCATTTTCGATACGAAGCGCAAGGAAATTCGCGTAATTAACGATGCGGGTCGCCTTACGCGCCCAGTATTGCGCGTAATCAACAATAAGATGGTTCTCGACGAATCATATATTACGCGTCTCAAGAATAAGGAGATTAAATGGAATGATTTGCTGGTTGACATATTTGATAATAATACGGTTCTAGAATATATCGACGCCGCGGAACAAAACTACAGCATGATTGCGATGAAACCGGGCGACCTAACAAAGAGCAAGGGAAATTACGTATATAAATATACCCACTGCGAGATTCATCCGAGTACCATATTTGGCGTCCTCGCCTCGTGTATTCCATTCCCCGAACACAATCAGTCGCCCAGAAACACATACCAGTGTGCGATGGGAAAACAAGCGATGGGGATGTATGTTACAAACTATAATCAGCGGATGGATAAAACCGCATATGTGCTGACGTATCCGATGCGACCGTTAGTGGATACCCGCGTTATGAATATTATGAAGCTCAATAAAGTGCCGTCGGGTTCACAAGTAATTGTGGCAATTATGACGCACACGGGATATAATCAGGAGGATTCTATTCTGTTTAACAAAGGCGCGATCGACCGCGGTCTCTTTCTGGCAACGATTTACCAGACAGAGAAGGACGAAGAGAAGAAGATTCACGGAGACGAGGAGGTAAGGTGTAAGCCGGACAAGACCAAGACCAAGGGAATGAAATTCGGAAATTACGATAAAGTGAATAGTCAGGGCGTGATCCCCGAGAACACGCTCATTGAGAACCGCGATATTATCATATCCAAGGTGCTTCCCATTAAGGATGCGCGAAACGACCATACGAAGGTTATGAAATACGAGGACCAGAGTCGGATATACCGCACCAAAGGAGAAGCGTATGTAGACAAGAATTATATTGAGCGCAACGGCGACGGCTACAACTTCTGTAAAGTCCGCATTCGCATTATTCGCAAGCCCGTGATTGGTGATAAGTTTAGCAGTAGGCACGGGCAGAAGGGCACTATCGGAAATATTATCCCGGAATGCGATATGCCGTTTATGGCTAATGGCGTGAGGCCCGACATCATCATCAATCCTCACGCGATTCCGTCGCGAATGACGATTGCGCAGCTCAAAGAGACGCTCTTGGGGAAGGCGCTTCTTGAGCTCGGTCTATTCGGCGACGGAACTAGCTTTGGTGAGTTCGACATTAAAGACATCTGTAAGGAGCTTCAGAACATTGGCTACGAGTCAAAGGGCAACGAGCTAATGTATAACGGACTAACCGGCGAGCAGATTGAAAGCTCCATATTCGTTGGTCCAGTGTTCTACCAGCGCCTCAAGCATATGGTCGCCGACAAACAACACAGCCGAAGCATCGGACCGATGGTTAACCTGACGCGCCAACCAGCTGAAGGTCGGTCGCGCGATGGCGGACTAAGGTATGGTGAGATGGAGCGCGACTGTATGTGCTCGCACGGCGCCTCGCGGTTTAATAAGGGACGGCTCTACGATGCTTCAGACTCGTTCAGCGTCCACGTGTGTAAAAAGTGCGGAATGATTGCCGCATTCAATAATAAGCAGCACATCCACCAATGTAAAACGTGCGACAACCGCTCCGATTTTGCTTACGTAGAGCTGCCATACGCGTGCAAACTAATGTTCCAGGAGCTTATCACGATGAATATTGCGCCAAGAATTATGACATAAACAATTTATATAATAGACATACACTTTTAGGATTCTTATATTTTTTCTTTAGTCAGTATATAATGGGCGATCGTTTAATTACAGTTAAGGCATTTGGTAATAAAAGAACACAATATAAGACATCAACGGGTTCGGGGATAAAAAAGGATGTGGCATGGCCGATTACGCCGTTCAGAGCCGCAATGAACGCCGGCGATTTAGCTGGCTCTACGAACTCGGGGGTTCTACCATACCTCCCAGCCCCGAGCCAGGGGAACGGAATTGGTAACATGAGCAAACACTTTAATGTGGGAGGGAATTCGACCGGTGAATCGGCCTTTACTGGAAACCAGAAGTTCGTTTACGACGGTTCAGATTACATGCGGTTTAAAAAGTTACAGGCGGCGTCTCGCGAACGAGTGGAGCAGAGAGCTAACATCTAAAAATTTCTAACTACCCACATTAGTTATTATATATATGATATGTATATGCAGTATACCTATCATACCACCGGTCCATCCAGTATCCATAGAAAATCGCACCTCAATAACGGTATTACCACGGTTAAGATGGGGATGCCGTTTAAACCCGACACAATGGCGCAGGGCAGCATGTTCTCTACCGCTCGCGCAGAGTTCAACGAAAATGTAAGCAATCCACCAGAGACGAAAAAATGGTATGGGTCGTCGGGTTCGCGAACCACTAGCACCTACATTTCGTCAAAGCGAAACCGCGCCATCGGACAGTCCTCCACAATGCAGGGACTTAGCGAGGGTAGCCAGCACCAATACAAAAGCAATGATAAGGCGATTCGCAACACGGCTTTAGCGAGATGTCGTGCGGGCGGATGTACCGCACCAAAGAAGAAATCGGCGTAATCAAAAACAACGAAGATATGTTATTTATTACATATCAAAATTAAATGAATCGATATTATATATGTCTAAAAGACGCGGCGGAGGTCTCACTAATTTAGGAATGGGTGCGGGTTTAATTGGTGTTTTCGGTTCAACTACCAGAAACACTTGTGAATCCGACGATACTGGTTTATTTTGCCAAATCAGTCGGGTGTTAGCTATCATAGGGAGTATTTTATCTATTATTATTACGGGTTTTGTAGTATATTCTTTATTACAAGCCTTCGGTTTAATTGGAGGACGGCGTAATGGTATTGGAAGAGGAATCCGACGAAAGTAATTATTTCAAATTAGCGTTAAATAATAATTTTTCAAACTATATTATTTTACTCCCTTTAACATAATATTTTGCAAACATATATTATTTTAGTCCCTTGAAAAAAAGATTTATAATTTTATTATTTATCCATTATATAATGGATAAATATTTAGTTGAATTTTTCGGAACTATGTTGATAGTGTTCGTATATTTAGTATCGGGTGATGCGTTGGCCACGGGCGCCGCCACCGCCGTAGCTATCTTAGTGGGAAGCAATCTTTCTGGCGCAAATTTCAATCCGGTTATCACTTTAGTAATGGGTGCGACTGGGCAACAATCTACCAACGAGACATTCCCATACATTATGTCGCAGTTTTTAGGAGGGCTCGTCGCGCTTGAATTATCCAAGCGTATCACGCTCAAATAAATTACATATTATATAATATAATAATCAAATCATATTGTATAATGGAAGGTTCTATGGAAATCAATAATAACCAGGATGCCGTTGACTTTATTCCCAGAAAGCCTAGAAAGAAAACGAGACGCAAGACTCTTAAGAAGAAACGCAAGTCTAAGGCGCGCAAGAGCAATAGACGCAAGTCTAAGGCGCGCAAGAGCAATAGACGCAAGTCTAAGGCGCGCAAGAGCAATAGACGCCGCCGCATTCGAGGAGGTTGCTCTACGTGCGGTATGACTGGTGGCTCCATTTTAATAGGAGGGCAACAGGGTCCGCCGAAGCATAACAAGCAGCAGCAGCAGCAGCCGCAGCACCAGCACCAGCAGCAGCAGCAGCAGCAGCAGCAGCAGCAGCAGCAACAACAGCAACAGCAGCAGCAGGCGCAGCAGCAGGCGCAGCAGCAGGCGCAGCAGCAGGCGCAGCAGCAGCGGCAGCAGCAACAGCAGCAGCAACAGCAACAGCAACAGCAACAACAGCAGCAGCAGCAGCAACAGCAACAGCAACAGCAACAACAGCAGCAGCAGCAGCAACAGCAGCAGCAGCAACAGCAGCAGCAGCAAGGAGGCACAGTCGACCCCGCGTTGTTTATTTAAATTATAAAATAATTAATTGTAATATTATCATAATTAATTATCACTGGTTCATTATTTTTAGAACAACATACATTCCAGTAATAGTAAGAGTTGACAAATATAACTGCATCAATATATCGTCTGGCATACTGGAGTAATTATTTACGGGCGCTTCGTTCCCGTCGCTGTATATATTTTCAAATGATTCGATATACTCGGCATAATCCCCATCGGTCATATGAACCTTAGCCTGAGTTGTTATATTCCCCCCCGCCGCTGTTTGCGTTATTTCGTTAATAGAACGTGCTCTACATACGGCATCCTCACCGACCTCTGGTATAAGAGCAGTTAATAATTTGATGGGATTAAGACGGTCCAAGTTTGAAAGCATACCAGGTATTAATCCTTTCGGGATTCCACCGGTTCCTGCCAACTCGCTAAGAATTGGAAAATCGCCAGTAGGTCGATTATTTACACCAATATGACGCTCTACAATATCGCCATTTGCTGTAGAACATTCAATCCCTGTATTTATTACATACTTGTTCCCTAAAACACCCTTTGTTTTTTGAACTCCATCGGAGGTATAACCCGCCTCACCCCGAGCGGGCTCGTGAAATAAAAGCGCATTACCATAATTCAAAGTCCCTTTAATATTTGTTTTTATTTTTCCACCATCCTCACCCATACAGGGACCCCCATCACAATCTCTTGGATTGTAAAACGCTTTAATATAATCATAATCCTCGCCTAAAAAACTATTACTGGGCATTATATTATTATATTAGATATTAATGACTATTTAATACCCAATTCCTTTGCGTTTGAAGTCGCCTTCGCTCCGTTAGACTTAACCAACGACAATATTTGCTCGGCATTGCTATCCGTTTTTTTTTCTAATTCTTGAACCTTCAACGTAAGCGTGTTCAACGGTGCCCCTAACTGTTCTTGTAAAATAGCTATTTCTCCTGTATGTTTATGCATAGTCGCTTCAACCGACATGGCTGCACCACCAATGTTACTCTGTCCTTCTATAGTTTTAGGTATCGCGCATTTAAGACAATCAAACAACGACATTCCAATTAAAAATAATACGAAAATTAAAACCACTTTATTAAATATCGTGTCAGTAACCATATTAATATAATAACAGGTTTTATTTTCTAAAATTAGTATATAAAATGACCTCAACTTATAATTGGCAGGCCCAACCCATAATTAGTTGGAAAGGACAAACAAATAATAGTGTGGTTCCTTCGTGGACGCGTGCTGATAACGATACCATAGTAGGAGATAGCGGACCCGCTTTTAAGGCTCGTCCGCTTAAGATATGGCGAAAACAACTAAACGGGAAAAACAGTCAGGGGCGTTCAGCGGTCGGTATGCCAATGGATACACCCGGAGGTTCTGTAAATTTAGGAAGTGGTGTGGTTTGCGACACCGATAACAATAGAATTGGGCTAGTGGACGAGATTAATCACGGGATACAGATACGCGATCCACTTCCATCAGATAAGTATTTCGACACCTCATCTAACAAGACCGCGTGTGTTGCGTGTAACCCCGAAAATCACGTTATCAAAAGCGCCTCCACATTGATAGACAAAAACTATTATACAGACAGCCGCGCATATTTACAATCCAGAGGCCGAACATACACACAGAATCAGGCGACTGGCATCAAAGTCGATGGTGTAAGCTATTTCGATTCAAACGGCAAACCATTACATCCGTCAAATGACGTAACTAAGGGACCACCCAACTACAATAAAACATCAGGCAACGAGCCCGATTGTCCGGTTCCCAATAAACTAATATATAAACCCAACAATCACAAATTCTCTACACAGGGTGCCGTTTCTAGTGGTTCGCGATTATTAAGACTAAAGGTAGATACGATAAATAACAACGCACAAAGTTTCGCATCTGCCTATGGATTAGAGGCGCGAAACGCCGGTCGTTACAGCTCTAATTCCAACGCAATTTATTTCCTAAAATCTAAACAAAATACGTGCACGCCTCGTCGTCTAACTGGTAACAAAACGATGTGCTTCACGACAACTCAATAAGTAATCTACATAATATATGATTGTCCAATAATATATTATACAACTCTTTACCATTAATGTGTTTCGGTGTTCTTTGATAGGAATATATTGCCTGTATGACTATTGTTGTGTGGCATATTGTATTTAAGACACCAATTAATACATTTCTGAATATTATGTTTCTTCAGATTTTCTATTTTATCTGACTTGTTATTGTCTATCAGATTTAGTGTACACGCAATGCTATCTAATTGTTGCTGTCCATAAATCGCGTTCAATTCTTCTATCTTATTGACAAATAAATACGGTGGTCTAATTGATAGAATTTCGCATATATTATAGTCATTGTTCATATTGTCAAATATCGGGGCAAATTGTGCTACTAGTGCTTCTGGGTCTTCGAGACGAAAATTTTTACAAACAACATATTTCTCCGAATTTGCGTATCTACTAGAGTTCGGCTTCACGAAATAGACCTCCTCGTATATTATAGACAACAAGTATAGCATGTCTACCGATGCGCTCGTAAATGTATCAAAAAACTTTATTAAGAAATTTCCGCGTTTTTTTTGAACGGCAATTGCGAAAATTATCTGACACAGGATTAATTTGGAGCTCACCGCCTCCTGATGATTAAAGTCTATTGAAAAATCAAATCCACCATCGGCGGTTACTAAATCAATACCGTGTTTGTATTTTTTCTGACAATATATCAAGTTTTCAAGCGACATTAAATTTCCGGTGCGATCTGCTGCTGTCTCAATGTAAACATTCGGATTATTTTCTAAAAATACGTTGCTTTTTTTCCACCCAGGGACGTTATTGTTATTTTTGTCTAGCAATGTAATACCAACATAAGAATCGCCTGGATTCTGTCTAAGGTGACATAACGCCTCTATGAACCCACCCGGACCCTCTGCTAGATGAAACGATTTACAATTAACAGGAAGACACTTAACCAAATCAAATAGCCCACACATTTCAATCATCTTGAAATACGAGCGTGAGAGCGGCTTGGTCTTACATACGGACATTTTCGTGTTTGATATTTGGGTGTGAATATACTCGTATGGGTTCGTATATTTTTTGAATCTATCCCAGTCGTCTTGCCGATTGTCAATTTCCGTTTTAATATCTGTGAGATATATTGCCAGCGTCTTGTTTATCGTTGGCAATACATTTTCCTTAGCAATAACCTTTATCGAAATGGAGCTATATAAATTTGTGTTATATGATACATTTGGTAATAAAAAATAACTCATAGGTGATACATAATATATAGTTCATCATTTAGATTGTTTACGGCAATAATATTCTCTTTATTTCTTTGTCGAACTAGTAGAAGTGTTCAATTTTAACCGCGTGGTTTTCTTTTTTGGTTTACTTGGCACAGCCTTCTTGCTCGTATCCGCGTTGCCTGTATCCGCGTTGCCTGTATCCGCGTCCCCTGTGGTAGAAGCTTCCTCTACGAACTCCTCTTCTTTAATTACATCGTCGGGTGGCTCCGCCATTTCATCCTCCAGGGTCTGAGATAGTAAATCTCTGGAAACGTTTTCGGCGTTAACATTGTGTGTCTTCTTATATACGAAATATCTATTGAGGAATGATATTTTGCGCTGTTCCGTGCTCATATTGGGTGCCAACCCATAATTGTGCTTTTTCTTTCGCTTCACTTCGGTAGTCATCGTATCAAATAGTTCTTTGAACATTCCGCTTCCAGACGGTATTCCCATCGCCTTAGCCTCGTTATTGGCGACGAGTGTGAATCCGTAATTCTCAAGCAACCGTGTCAAGTAGTTATAGTTGACGAGATATTCGCGAAATTTCTTATTGATTGACTCTTGATACACGTCTATCGCATAGCCAAGACAGCTGCTATTGTCCGAAAAGTCCGTTCTTTCATACTCTTTTGTGATTTCCCATATTTTATCACCCTCCACCATAATGACGTCGCTCTCCCCCTTTTGTTTGTCTGAAAGCAATCTAAATATGGAATTTCCATCATAGCTGGTTCCTATGAAATAACCACCAACCTTCGTAACCTCGCTGACGTTTCGCAGGAAACTATGAAGCGTGAGCTGTGACTCGAACATATAGTGAATGGCAAACTGAATAGATGTTATGTCGAACCCATCTTTGCCCAGCCCATATACATTATACAGTCCTTTTCCCATGTCCTTCGCCTCCTTCGCGCCTTTACCAAATACCGCGTTGGTAATCTTCTTGCCTTGGTCGGTTATTATTCCCTCGGTGTTACGAATATTAACAGATGAATTTCCGTTTACAAATATTCCCTTTGCCATTCGCTTGTTATTTTTTCGCTCCGTTAGGTATCTGGCGCAGACACCATCCTTTCTATTGCTAATGTTATCCGCCGCAATGTCAATACCGAATACGAAATTAAGTTTGGCTATTTTCCATTTAGGAATATCACCACCCTTACCTACCGCCAAGTCAATCATGTTATTGCCCGGTTTTGATACCTTTGTAATTAGCATATTTTTCACGTAAAGATTATGGAAGTTGCGCAGCTCCTTGGTGCGACTTGCTCCGCTCACCTTATTATAGTATACGTCGTCGTCCTCCGCCACATAACTATCAAGACCAGAAGTAATTATTGTATCGCTAACTGGATAATGAATACTGTGCCAATTGTTATTAGCAACACGATAATCATTACCGTAGTTGCTTCCACCGTTCCGCAGCTCCTCCGTCTTATCGTATCTAACCCTAAGAGGAGTCCACTTCCAGTGCTTGTCGCCGTCCATCACATAGCTAAACTCCACAATCATATTATCCTCTATCGTTTCTCCCACTTCAGTTAGCATTACTTTTTTACCATTGTTTCCGTCTTTAAGCATAATGTTACAAATTCCCGCGTCGTCGTCACTAGGCGACGACGGAAAGAACTGCATCGGTCGATAGTCGTTGCTGTTATATTCGGTGTATGTGGGAATTTCGTCGTCGATTACATTTTGACACGGATTGATATATCCGTGCATCTTCTCGTCGAATCCCACCCGGAGAATTAGCGTCTTATATTGAACTATTTGGCTGTTCACATTCGTGTCCACGCCAGATTTAAATAAATTGCCCACGACTTCCTCACCAGAGGGTAACGTCTTTATAGATACCAAAAAGTCAATCGTGTTATATTTTGGCGGCTTCCACTTGAATGAATGCCCCCATGATTTTTTAAACGCCTTGTCGGCCGCCTTATCATTGCTATTATCGGCCCCAACCGCAAATAGAGCAGGCGTGAATATGAGCCCATCTGTCTCATATTCGTATAGTCCCGGATTGTTTATTATTTCGCCACATTGCTTGAATATCGAAGCATTCTCTGTTCCAAGTCTAAAGACTTTCGTTTCGATGCGAACTGGGGTTCCATCGGTCGCGCTCACCGGAATTGGCTTGATACTATTAATTATATGGGTAAGCAGCAGTAGACGATAGTTGTTCCTATCTTTTTCCATAGACATTTCGATGGGTGCGAATGGCAGACTTCGCCTATCCTCCCCACTCAAGTAGTATATATCGAACGCAGCATACAAGTTAATATAAATCCCGCTCTTATTATGCAAAATATGTTCACCGTCGATTAACGTGCCAACAAGGTCTTTATCTTGTGTAATAGAGCCTGTGAATTGGACGTTCATATTCGTGTCAATCATGTATATTTTGCGGTTCCTTCCAATATACAGTAGCTTGCGCTCACCATCTGCCTTATCAGTTACAGTATAGTTATCGTTGATATTCGGAACTGTAGAATCCTCGGATAGTGGCGCAATATTCTCTAGCTGTAGCGTAAAGGAGGATGGACCCGCAAAATTACGATTCTTTACATAATGACGCCCCTTCTTCTCGTGTCCCAATAACTCCATATAGTCGTTTATAACGGTATTCTGCTCTGTATAAGATACGGGATAGTTGGTTGACTGAAGGCCTGCCATCACTAATTTAATAACCTTTCTAATTGCGGCGCCAAGCGTTTCCGTATCGTTGTAATTTGTTCCCGGACCGACTCTAGTATTGTCAACCTCAATCTCAATCTCATACGTCTGCGATGATTCGGTTACGCCCGAGTTTGTAAAACGGTATTCGGGGACAAATTGCCTTCCCTCTTTCCTCGAAGAGCGAACTATACTGATGTCTACTTTTACCGGATATTCATTGTGTTTAAGCGTTGTTCTGTTTAATAAACGGAAGGTTTTTTTGCTATCCTTCCACTTATCAATTATACTTCGCACAATTCCCGCACCCTGATGAAATTTCTTCTCTATCTGGGCTGAGACTCTGAAGTTGTAATCGTCAAAATCCAATGGGTAAACCGGGTTATTGTCGTCATCGCGCATAAATGATTTCTGCTCAAACGTACAATACGCCGAACCCGTCTGATCTACAATCGAGTCCGAACTACAATATTTTGATATATTGCCCATACCGCTTATCTCCGAGCGTATGTTGGATATTTTAGATACGCCCGTCTTGGGGTCAATGTATTCACAATTAATTCTCAGAAAATCGCTGGGGGTTGTAGCAGTGAAGTTGGACGACAATAAGTTGCGGACGACATTTGTATAATCTATGTAGCTTATATTGCTACCCTTTGTCCCAAAGCGAACCTCTAGCTCAAGAGTGCCATCATTTGTGTTGCGACCCATTTTATTTTCTAAATAGAGATTTATTAACTCATCAAATTTTACTTTTGTTTGAGTTCTCTCCGACATTATATATATTACTATAATAATTTATACTTTTAAAATCAATTTTAAATATGTTATAGCTGGCTTTGTATTGACTGATATAAATCCTTCTTATTTAATTTAGTCCCAGTGCTATTAATAATGGCCAGATTTAGTTTCTTACAGATATCCTGTAAATCACTTACCGTATAGCCACTAATCGCATTAATGGGTTTTGTCGCATTTGTTATCTGATAATACGATGACACAATTTTCTCATAGTAAGAAGGGACATCCTCATTATAAACACCATTATTATCTCCGTGAATGATTACCCCTCGCTCGCCGCCCACATTAAAATCGAAATCATAGAAAACCCGCTCTTTCACCATACACACCGAAACCCCATAGGCCAGACACAGCGCCTTCAACCCCTTCACTGTTATTTTTTTCTCGTTTAACAGTTCGTTCTCAATCTCAATGCGTTTCAGCTTATTTTCTTTTAACAGTTCTTTTTTTTCCGCGAGAATCTCTATAGTTCGGATTTTCATATCTTTCTCGGTTCTAAATATGTGGTTAATATTCTGCTGATACCAGTCTTCGCCCATATAGATTATGTAAAAACACCAGAACAACGAGTCCTGTTGTCTAGGATAAAAAATATCTGGTTGTTTCTTCGCGATTTTAAATTTATTTTCGCAGTTTGATTTAAACTTTGATTTAAACTTTGATTTAAACTTTGATTTATTTAACGATTTCTTATCAATGTTAAACGTCTGTTTAATATTGGAATGCCTAATTATGTTTTCGGATGTTAGCATATATTTGTTAAGGTCGTTAAATAAATCATCGAATGTTTTCTTTCTACACGTCATATGTATTAGATAATTATGTTGTTATTATCTTTATTATCTTTAAAAAATGTATTTTGTATGCGGTCTTTTTCATTTTCAATCTCGTTTAATTGGGTCTCCTGTTCGTTCACATACGATATATATTTGTCCAGCTTATCAATGATACTGTTATCTAACTCTGTTAGATTTATAAAGGTTCCGTTATTATTTTCATTTAATAGTATATCAGATTCCTTGAATATTCTCAAGATTTCAATCTGATGATAAACAGGCATTTTTTCAATCCGACCCTTCAAGGTCTGTAGCATCTTAGTCGACGACATAATATCTACACTATATTAATATTTAATTAGTATTTATATAGTATTTATTTGTTGAACACCAGTTTTTTGTTTTTTTTCTTTAATCCTATATTATCCGAGACGTTGCTATCAATAAGCTCGGCAATGATTGAGATATACTTGTCGTTCAGCTCAAATCTCTGTCCGATTACTCTTACCTTTATTTTACGTCCTGCGGTTACATTACCGAACTTATTCATCGCCGCGTGGTGATCTCTGGCTACAAATATAACGACCGGACTCGGCATATCATCGGTTTCTGCTCTAATTCCCGCCTTCGTAATATTCTTGGCGACGCATGTAATGTGCATACCCTCCACCGGAAGACATATCATACATTCAAACACGATGTCAAATACTATATTGTTGCTGCTAACAACCCCACAAGAATATGTCATAATGCGCGTTGATTTCTCCTTGACAAATCCCTCGGCAATACATTTGCCCTCAATTTCGCTGGCAATGATAGACTCGAGCGTTTCCCTTATATTTTTACCAACATTGTGAATTGGGACTGAAACCTTTTTAGTTATCATAGAGTTGTGGAATATATCTACTATAACGTTCTTTTTGTATTTCTTTACTTTCTTAGCAACAACTTCTGCGGGTGGGTTCATATCCTCCACTTCCGCTTCCTCCGCTTCCGCTTCCTCCGCTTCCTCCGCTTCCTCTTCCTCCGCTTCCGCTTCCTCCGCTTCTGCTTCCTCCGCTTCCTCGGTATTTGGTATAGCGGTTGCGTCAATGACTTGCTCTAATTGTATTTCTTCCAATTCATCTCCTATTTTAATTTTATTGTCGGTGTTTTTAGTTTCATCACCATTCGCCATATTATATTAGATAGACATATTTTTAAATAACAATCAATTTTTATTGGAATTCTTCTTTTGTTTATCGAACTTCTGCTTTATAATATATTCCAGTGGATTCAAAAACCATATTTTGCCATTGGTATTATTCTTACTATATATTCTAAAATACATCTCTAATAAAATACAAATCTGAATCGCATTGAAATTGTTTGAATTTAACTTTTTAATTCCATAGCTGTTCTTTTCGAGAATATTCTTGAAAAGGTTATAATCCTCGTCACCTATTATTTTTTTAAATAATGCTACCACATACTTCTTCGGTTTCTGTTGGCAACGATACCCCTTCACTCTAGTATTATTATTATCCTTTATCTTAAACTCGTTGGTTTCACTCTTATCGTCATACGACATAAATCCAAAGTGATCGTTTATTTGGGTTTTAACGCTTTTTACAGACGCTGTTATCTCGTTCTCCATTTTACCTTTGTCGCTAGGTAACCCCTTTATCCATTCTCCATTGTTTAATTTATACAGCTCGCGAATGCCTTTATTATTCAAGTAATAACCAGAAATTTTATCATTTTTAATAATTTGGTTCTCTAAATATGTCTGTATCTTTTTATGGAACTCGTTCATTTCCAAATTCTTGTTCCTTTCAATATAGTTAAGTAGAGATAGCGTATCCTCGAAATCCATTTTATCAATTATATGTCCCACCACCGCATCGTCAATATCGCTGTTTTCAAATTTTTCAGATTGTTTCAATTCGTGTATAACAGGTCCCGCGAGAGCATACCAGTCTTTCTCACCCGAGTTAACAACGCGCGTATCCATTACCAAGATATATTTTTTATTCATATCGTCAATTATTTCGTCGTCGGTTTGTTTAACGTCCTCCTCCTGCGTATTTGTAAGGTCAATCTTGATTGCCGGGCGTTTGTATTCAATAGGCGCCGAGCGCTCGTATACCGATATCTTTTCATTTTTAATCTCCAATGGTTGAAATAGATACAGGTCGCCTATGTTTATTAAGTTGCCTATCCTGTTATATTTATCGGTTATATACTCGCTCTTATCCTCAATCATTTGGTTTAACGCAGCAAAAATCTGAATTAACGGATAGTCGCGGACCTGATTAATTTCGGTAATCATTTCGCTCTTCTTATAGAAGAAACGATTCTTCATCAATAATCTTACGCGCTTAATAATCCGGTCCGTATTAACATTAATGAATTCCTTACGATACGACCCCAAATTTGTGTTGTTGTCTAGTAATTTATACCCTTTGTCTTTTGTTTTACAAGAATACATACATTTATCCATATAATCACATATCGCAGTCAGTGGTTTATCGCCCACCTGGTATTCGATGCTTTCCTTTTTACTCGAAAGATTTTGCTTTACTATTTTTTCCACTCCATTTTCCTTCATACTCTCTATAGAAAAGTTCATCTGTTCTGAGTTTAACAGACAATCAACCGCGATTGTTTTAATAACGCGTGACACACGCCCCATAGTAACTGCTTTAGCTTCGGCCACACGATACACATACAAATCTGCGGCCTCTTCGTCACTATCCTTAATTAATGTCCCGTGTAAATATATCTCTACGTTCCTATCGATAAAATCCAGATTCTTATGACTACACGTCCTCACTGCTCTTCCTATAATCTGTTCTATGCGATTCATATTATACCATGGTTCTACCACGTGAACCTGACGGATAAATTTGAAATCGAGCCCTTCCGCCCCTGCGAGCGATATGAGAACGACCTTAACCTTTTCTCCGTTTACATTATCTAAACTAGTTACCGACTTAAGGTCCGCCACATTATCCGGCGAGATTGACTTATCGCCTGTAATCATTACGTATTTTGCCGAATTAAATTCATCACCTTCCACTTCTGATTTTGGTTTCAAGGTGGCCGCATCGATGGGGTCGGTAGGGGGCGTCTCGAACAGCGATTTCCCGCCGCTGGCCCGCGTGAGACCCAGCTCTTCGAGCGCGAGGGCGATTGGAATAATTCCACCATCTATATATTGCGAATATATCAATACCACACCCGTTGATTTCATTACACTTTCACAAATGCTCTTTATTTTACCACTATATTTTCCAATTTCACTACGTGAAAATATCCTACCATAGTCTCTCATAGCATCATCTTTATATTTAAAACTGTGGCGGATTTTATTTGTCTGTTTGTGGGACATGACGCGGTTGAGCCCCTCCTTGCCGACGATTCCTGATATGTTCTTTGCGCTACTATCGTCGTCCAACCTTTTATTGGGATAGACCATAATAAGAGACTCTAGCGGTTTCAGTAACATTTGATATCCAAACCTCTCCATATTATCGAATGTTGGGAGTCGCATTTCGGCTTCCTCGGACATCACAACTTCTTCTCTTCGCGCGGCGTCGTCCGGTGTCGGTAATTGCGATTCTTCTAATTCATCCCCTATCTTGATTTTATTTACAGCATCCTCCTCCTCTTCGGCATCCTCCTCCTCTTTGGCATCCTCCTCTTCGACGGCATCCTCCTCTTTGGCATCCTCTTCGACGGCATCCTCTTCGGCATCCTCTTTGGCATCCTCCTCTTCGACGGCATCCTCCTCTTCGGCATCCTCTTCGACGGCATCATCCTCTTCGACGGCTCCTCCCATTTGTGGCATATCATCGCCTTTTGTTTCTTCCACTCCCTCGGGTTCGTCGGGTATTTTCACGTCAGGCCCGTCTTTG